CGCCCGCATCGCCCGGGTGCTCGACGTCTGCCGGCCGATGGGCGAGCGGATCAACATCCGGCGCGCCCTGGTGGTGGACAACGGCGGAGACTTCCGCCAGTGGAGCGTGACGGGCTCCGGCCGCCGGATCGTGAGTCGTCCGACCCCGAACGCTGACAGCACCACGATCACCGAGGGCTGGCGCCGCCTCGCCAACGCGACCGCCGCCCTGGACCTGAGCGCCGAGATCGACGCTGCGCTCGCCGACTACACGCTCTGGACCGAGATCCAGATCGGCGCCGGAGACGCCGTGATCGGAGTGCTCGGCGCGCCTGATGACGGCCTCCGGCTGACCTTCGCCCTCGACGGCACGGTCACCCTCGACGAGATGGCCGGCGGCTCCGCAACGCTGGTCGCCTCGGCCTCCGCCGACGCCCTGGTCGCCGACGTCTCCTACCGCCTGCGGATCTCTGCGGTCGCGCTCGCCGGCGGCGACGTCGAGGTGGTTGTCGTCATCGAAGGCCGCGAGGTGCTCCGCGCGTCGCTGACCCCCACCGTCTCCGCCGGCCCTGTCTGGTTCGCCTGCGGCTCTGGCGCCGTGCTGCGGTTCGGGCCAGTGCTCCTCACGCCCCACGGCGACTCCGCCCTTGACCTGCGGCGCCTCGGCCCCGCGATTCCCACCTGAGGCCCCATGAGCACGCTTCATAGCTGGTTCAATCCGACTTCCGGCCTGATCCTCGGCCTCCAGACGCTCCGCGACTACCTGCTGACGCCGCTTCGCGAGACGCTCGCCGCCGCCTGGGTCGACCTCTGGGGCACCGGCGGGCTGATCATTGGCACCACGCCGAGCTTCACGATCTCCAGCTCGCGCCTCACCCTCGACGCCGACCTGACGGCCTGGACGGGCACCGGCTACCGGTTGAGCCTCGACAACGCGGCGGGCAAGGGCTTCGCTTCGATTCCGTTCGAGGACGAAGCGGGCCCGTACTACCTGGGCGCCCGCTACAACGAGCGGCCCGCTGGGACGACGCTCGGGTTTGACGGCGTCGCGGCCTACACCGCCTACACCGAGGCGATCGGCGAGCTGTACACGCCGACCTCGGTCGCTGTGACCGGATCCGCCGAGATCACCGTCACCATGACGTCGGCGATCCCCGCAGCGATGAAGTGGAGCAACTCGGCCTACTCGCGCCCCGTCGTCGTCTGGCTCGTCGACGGCCCGGCCTCCGATTCGAGCGCCGCGATCCACGAGGGGAGCCTCGTCAAGGACGGCAGCGCGTACAAGGTCGTAATCCCTTCGCTCCTGGGGCAGACCGTGCCGTCCACCACCGCCAGCGCCTACCGCGTCCTCGTCCTCGGCCTGACCGTCTCGGCCACCGCCCTCGGCTCGGCCTACGTCGCCCTCGGGCAGGTCAGCAGCTCGGCATACGCCGACACCGGCGCGACCGTGGTCAGCAGCTTCGGCGACTATGTGAGCGCCTTCGTGCTGGAGCACAACCTCGACGGCACGCACTCCGACATCACCGCCGGCACCGTCACCGCCGACATCGTGACGGCAAACGATGGGTTCTACGCCGGCAAGGACAACACGTCAGAATGGCGCTACCAGTTTACCGGGACTTACGTTGATTTCCGGTACAATCTCGCCCCGTGGCTGGGCGGGTGGATGTATGCGAGCGGCGATCTCAGCCTCAGCGGACCGCCGGTGTTCACCATCGACGCCTCCGCCAACGCCCGCTGGGTGGCCGCCAACATTTCCGGAAGCCTTGGGGTGACCGGCCTTGTCTACAACCTCAACCCGCTGATCGGGGGTCGAAACGTCACTGACACGCCAACCAGCGATCCGATGAAGATCGTGTCGTTCGGCTTTGGGGGCTACCGGGGCGACGCGTCTGATGATGCCAGCTTCAAGCTCGTGAAGTACCACCGTGGCACCCAGACGCCGACCACGCTTGGCACGGCCACCCTGACGGCCGGCGCGTCGACCTGGAAAACGGGGACGGTCAGCCTCGGCACCGCCGAGCAGGTAGACCTTGAAAACTACGATTACTACCTGTACCTCGTGATCGATCAGGCCGGTGGCGGGTCGTCTGAGATGCGGGTGGATCAAGCGTTTGTGACGCTTCGCCGCTATGCCATGGAGGGCTGACATGAAGCTGGGACTCATCATCGACATCCAGCACGCCGGGCGCGCCTCGCGACCCGGCGACCTGGGCGCCTCCGCCGACCTCGACGGCGACGGCAAGATTGAACCGGAGGAGTTTGAGGCCCGGCTCACGCCGATCTACGGCATGTCGGCCCGCGCCAAGGCCGAGGCCGGGGGCGTGCAGGTCCTGTGGCTGGAGGGCGGCGAGTATGGGTGGCGCCACAAGGCCGCGATCGAGTGCGCAAAAGCGCAGCCCGACCGCCGATGGCTGTACGTCGCCTGTCACCTGAACGCCGGCGGCGGCAACTACGGGCTCGTCATCGCGGACGCTCGGAGCAAGGCCGGCCAGAGCGCCGCCCGACACGTCGCCGATGCTCTGGGCGCACTCCCCGAGTTGCGCGAGCCCAGGGGGCGCGTCGTGACCGGTACGACCGCCGCCGAGGGCTCCGCGTGGCCCCGCGCGTGGTCGACGATCGACGGCATCTTCGCCGGACCCGCCAACCTGTCGGGCATCTGCTTTGAACCGTGCTTCATCGACCGCCTCGAGCACCGGCCGCTCCTGACCGCCGAGGGCCTGGAGCGCATCGGCGCCGCCCTCGTCGCCGGCGCGATGGCCTGGGCGGTGTCGCCATGAGCCGGCTTGTCTACGGCCTCATGCTGGCGGCGACTGCGGGCGTTCTAGTAGGGTGTTCCGTCGCCATGGCGCAGGGTGGCCCGACGCAAGCCGGCGTGAGCGCGGATCCCGTCGCGTTGCTTGGCGCTGGCGGGACCGTCGGCGCGCTGGGCATGGGCGGCGCCGCGGCCTGGGTGGGGCGCCTCGTCGGTCGGCTGGAGACGCTCGGCGAGAGCATCGACACAAACCTGAAGGAGCTGCTCAGGCTCCAAAAGGAATCGGCAGACGCCAACAAAGACAACGGGAACAAGTTGGATCGCATTGAGGGCGACATCCGTGGCATCGGCTGGCGGCGCGGCCCGACCGAGGCCTGAGCTACCAGCCCCGCGCGTCCCGCTCCGCGCGCTGCGCCCGCCTGAGCCGGGCCTCGTCCTCGGTTTCGGTGAGGTATGTCCACCACTGCATCGCGTAGTGGTATGCACACATCGACCAGACGTAGGCGCAGGCGGCGAACACGCACGACCACATCGGCCCTCCCTGGGGGCCGTAACCGCCCGCAGCGCCGCGCCCGACGTCTGACCCGCCGGCGGCGCGAGGTCGGCCAATACGGGCTGTCAGCGCGCCCGCTGCTCGGCCAGCATGACCAGTTGCCGGGCGAGCGCCGCGCCGTGGACCGCCTGCCGGTGAATGGCCGACTGGTCATGCCAGGGCAGCCGCTCGCCGTCCTCGACCAACACCTGGACCGCGTAGGCGCTGGCGTCGTAGAGCTCCTGGGACAGGTCGATCAGGGGATCGCGGCCGTTGCGGGTCTGGAGCGACCGCCCGTAGGTGCGGAGGCCGACCGCCGCGCGCGCTTCCAGGTCGCCGATCGCGCCCTCGGCCAGCGTCGGCCCGAGCTCGCGGCGAAGCATCGCGACAAGGTGCGGGAGGACGTCCTCGGCGCCCTCGACCGGCGCGGGCTGGCGACAAGCGGCCGGATCCCAGCGGGCAAGACCGGCGGTGCTCCACCGCGACAGCGCGCGAAGCGTCCAGACGATGAATCGACGTACAAACGGCATCCCAGCCTCCAAGCGTGACGTGATCACGCGCTAGCTTTTGTCGCGTCTCCGAAAGAGACGGGTAAACGCCGATGGTCACGGCGCTTCAATGTATTGTAACGCGTGCGCGCCCGCGCGTAAGAGTCTCGCACGCGCGCGCGGTAGAGCAGTGGCTGGCGCTGATCGACTCGCCGGCTGTCGTTGTCCGCCAGTCTCCGTTTTACAGCCTTTTCCTCAAAAGAAAGCGGGGGCCTGGGGGTGCGCAGCACCCCCGGTCTGGGGGTACAGGGGGCGGACCGCCCCCGCGCCGGAGGCGCATTACTCCCCTGTCGGCGCGCCACAGGCTCAAGCAACCCCCCTTACCAGCGATCGAGGGTTAGATCAGCGCCGCTAGCGCGGGAATCGCGCACGGGGTAGACCTCGCGAGGAGGCCGAATGCGGCTGGAGGACGTCCCCGTCGGGGGCTGGTTTCGCAACGCGAAGGGCGTGAGGGCTCAGGTCACCGGGCGCGGTCCGAACGGGACGGTCTCGCTCATCACCGAGAGCGGCCGGGCGCTGGAGGCGCCTCCGTCGCTGGAGGTGACGGCGGAGATCGAAGCCGCGCCGCCCCAGGTGGCCGATGCCCGGCTCGACGGGAACGCTCAGCTCCGGGCGGCTGCCCTCGCCGAGGGTCGAAAGCCCAGCGAGCGCCGCGCTGACGTCGGGGCGATCCTCCGCCACCTGACCAGCGAGGAGATCGAGGAGGCCGCCGGCCTGGCGCTCCCGATGTGGGCCGAGGCGATGCTCCGCGAGGAAGTCCAGCGCCGGACGGCTGCGCAGGCGGATCAGCGCGCCCCGGCGTCCCGCCACCTCGACGAGATCCGCCGCCTCCAGGACGCCATGGGCGCCGCCGAGATGCCCGCCGATCGCGCCGCGGCCGCCGCCGAGCTGCTCCGCGCCGTCGCGGTCGCCTCCCGTGAGGAGCCGGCCCGGATCGCGGTCTGGACGCAGGCGAAGGCGCTCGCCACGCGGATCGCCACCGACGCCGCCCGGGAGATCGCCGCCGTGGCGCCCACCGTCGCCGACGCCGCACGAGACCTCGAGGCGGTCGTCGAGGCGCTCGTCCCCGGGCCCGCGATCGACCTGGCCCCGCTCCGCACGATCGCCCCCGACGTCGACGACGAGACGCTCGCCCGACTGGCCCCGATGCTCGCCACCACCGCGACCCTGGGCGCCGCCTGCCGGCTCGACAGCGGCCTCACCGCGGACGATCTCGACCTGCTCGCCCGGTTGGAGACCGGAGGCCGGGCGCGCCAGAGCGCGATCACCAACCTCCGCAAGGCCGCGCAGTCGCGACGCGTCCGCGCGCTGGAGGCCGCGGCAGCCTCCACGAGCCCGGATCCCGTCGCGGACGTCGCGCAGGTCACCCCCGAGCCCACGGCGGCCAATACGGGCGCTGGCGAGGCTTCGGCACAGCCCTCCGAGGTCCCCACACAGGCGCCGGAGGTCCCCACGCAGCCCGCCGAGGTCCCCACGCAGGGCCCGACGACGCACGTTGTGGAGCGGCCCGACGGCTACGACCGCTGGGCGAAGTTCCCCGGGCAGCGCGCCGAGTTGCTCGACGAGGTTCGCGTTTTCCCGGATCGCCTGACGATCACCACCGCCGCCCCGGGCGCGTCCCAGCGGTGCGCCTCCATCATCCGGGAGGCCCTGGAGAGCGGCCGCCGCGTGGAGGTCCGCGGGGCGGAGACCGCCGACCACGCCCCGCGCGCCCCAGACGTGCCGCCGCTCGACGTCCTCCTCGCCCTCGTCCGCCAGCGCGCCGCCGCCGCCGGATTCTCCGTCTCGATCTCCCTCACCCCAGGTGCCGCATGACCCGCCGCAAAGCCCGGGCGCCCGCCCGCCCCTCCGCCCCGAAGCCTCCGCCGGTCATGGGCGGCCTGACCGATCGCCTCGGCGTCAACATCCGCGCCGCCCTGGTTCGAGCCGGGATCCCCACGATCTCGGCCCTGTCCCAAAAGGTCGAGTGGATCTCGGCTCAGAACCTTCGGCACCGCGTCCGCGGCGACTACCGGTGGACGCTCGATGACGTCGATCGGCTCGCCATCGTCCTCCGCACGCCGGCCGAACTGCTCCTCTGCGGGCGGGTGGAAGAAATCCTCCCCGAGCCCGACGCCACCGCCTACGAGCGCGCCGCCGCCGGGACGGTCGACGTCGCCGACCCCGCGATCAACCGCCTTGTCGCCGCCGGGTTGCTGGTCCGCTCCGAGGCTGGCGTTCGGGTCGCGTAGGCGCTCGCCAGAGGGGCGGCGGTGGTTGTTCCGGACCTTCCTTGACACCGTCGTTCCTCTCGCGGACACTTGCGCGCTCGGCGCGCATCGGGTAAGCTCAGACCAGCGCCGGCCATTGCCCCCGGCGCCGGAGCTTCCATGATCATCCGTCACCCTCCGGGTGCCCCTTGAGCCGGGTTGGCGTGGTCGTCGTCAAGACGACCGGCCTCCCCTTCGACGGCTGCGGCGCGCCGAGCGCCGTCCCGCACTTCTTGGTGTCCGTCGCCCTCGCCTGGCCCGCGCCGGGTGGCCCGAAAGTCTGGTCCAGCGTGGTCGGGATCACCCGCACCGTCGCCGAGCGGAAGGACCTTCCTGAGGCCCTTCGCTTCGGGGGCTTGAAGCTGGACGACCTTCGCGGCGCCCCGGCCGCGCCGGCGGTTGCAGCCGCGATGAAGGCGATCATCGCCGAGGCGGGGATCACGTCGCTTGCGGCGTGGCAGTCCGATTTCGTCGTCCACTTCCTCGGCGGCGCGCCCTGGGATCTTGGGATGCAGTTCCCGCGGATCCTGGACGTCCGTTCGAGCCTCGCGCGCAACGTCCCGGCCGGGACGTTCACCTCGTCGACGCCCTCGATCGAGGCAGCGTCCGCCTACGTCGCCGGCGCCACCGGCGTCGGCATCCTCCCGCCCGACCGGACCGCCGCCACCATGGCGCTCCAGGTCGCCGCCATCGTGGCGGAGATCCAGCGTCTCCGCGTCCTCAACGCCCGCAAGGAGTCCTGACCATGGCCATTGAAACGAAGAACATCGAGTTGTGGGGCCGCGATCTCGCCGACAAGTTCCACATGCACATCCGCGATGGGGTGGGCTTGGCGAACCTCAGCGAGCGCGACCTGTTCGAGTACGACAGGTGGCTTGGCACGGCCGAAGGCGCCCGGAAGATCGAGGAGTTCAAGGCCGGCGCCTCCCGGCCGCTGGTGAAGCGCGACACGACCGCGCTCGCGATCCCGACCGCGCCGATCACCTCGTCGGACGTCATCGACAACGCCATCGAGTCGGTCCGCAAGCACCGGTTCAACCTGCTCGGGAGCGTCCGGCCCGGGATGCCGATCCCCGAGGGCTACGCGATCACCCTGGCGACGGTCGACCTTCCGACCTCCGACTCGGCACTCTGGTACAAGGTCGACGGCGGCAAGCTGGCGCCCTCCAAGGTGGCGCTTGACCGCCTCGCCGAGCTCGCCGGCATCTCCGACGAGTACACGAAGCGGGTCGACGACGGGAAAACCCCGTTCCGCTGGGAGTACGAGTCGAGCGTCCTGATCCGCGCCCTCGACGGCTCCACCCGCCGCGTCATCCGCCGCCGCGAGGTTGACCTCTCCGACACCGGCCCCGACTTCACGCTCGCGGTGGAGTCAGCCAAGCGGGCCGGGAAGTACAAAGAAGGCAGCGTCCCTGCCCAGATTCAGCAGGCGCGCAAGTTCGGGGCCGCGATCTGCGAGAGCAAGGCGCACAACCGGGCCGTCCGGGCCGCCCTCGGTATCGCCGCCGCCATGGAACCGGCCAAGGCCGAAAAGCCGTTCGTCGTGCCGAAGCTGACGTGGGTCCCGCCGCGAGACAACGCCGCGATTCAGCAGATGATCGCCGCCAAGGAGCTCGGCCTCGTCGACGCCCTGTTCGGCGGTCGGCCCGCGAACCAGCCCACGATCGCCGCCGAGCCGACCGGCGAGATCGTCAACGAGCCGGACGTCCCGATGCCCTACGGCGACGACGACGGGGAGGAGACGCCATGGACCGAGTGACCTGGGCTCAGATCCTCGCCGATTTCTCGGATGGCGAGGACTCGATCGCCGGCCTGACCGATGCGGAGATCCGCGTCATCCTCGACGATCTGGAGCTTCTCCAGGCTCGGGGTGAGGCGGATATCCGCCGGGCCGCGGATGACGTCCGCGACCTCCGAGGGCGCATCGGCTCGCCGGCCCGGGGCACCCGGCAGGAGATGGCCGAACTGCACCGACTGGAGCAGGAGCGGGAGCGACTGACTACCGAGCAGCAAGAGCGGGCCGCTTTCCGCCGCGCCCTCCAGCGGCAGCTTCTCGGCCGCCAGCGCCGGGTGGCCGACGCGACGCTCCGCGCCCTCGCGGCCACCCTGGTCGCGGTCTCGGATGCAGCCGATCGGCTGCCGGAGAACTACGACGATACCGACGCCGACACCCTCATTGAGGCGGTGGACGCCGCCCTCGATGAGCTACAGGCGGTCGCGCCGGACTGGCGGGAGGTGGCGGGTGATCGGTGAGATTGTATCCTTCGCGGGCTACCTGCTGACCCGCGCCGCCGATCGGGTGGGCCGCCGGCTGGGCCGATGGCTGGCGTAGGGCCGCGCCTCCCTGGCAGCCCCGCCGACTGGCGCGTCGCCGGTCTGTGGGGCGCTGTCGTCTGGTACGAGGAGCGGGCAGGGATCCGGGAGTTCATGGGCCAGCAACCGCGCCGAGACGCCGAGCTCGCCGCCGAGCAGGACACGCGGCGCTGGTGGGGCAGCCTGACCGACCGGGAACGCGCGGCGATGGTTGCGCGGTAGGCGCGCAGGTGGTAGGGGTTGGCAGGCGCTGCGGATGGATCGCGGCGCCCCGGAGTCCCCATGCGCATCGCGCACCTGACGGACCTTCACCTGACCGACGGGCCTCGGCTCGCGGAACAGGCGGAGGAGCTCGGGCGGATCGCGGCGACCATGATCGCCGTCCGCCCCCACCTGATCGCCCTGACGGGCGACTTCTACGGGCACACCGTGCCGCACCGGTCCAGCGTGGCCGAGCGGCGGGTGCTGTTCGGCTTCGTCGCCCGGCTCGCCCGCGCGCTGCCTGAGACGCGGATCATCGTCGTCTACGGCAACCACGACTTCCCGGGCGACTTGGAGCCGCTCGCCCACCTGGGCGCCGACGGCCAGGTCACCGTCCACGACCGGGCCGACGCCGTGATCGTCGGCAAGTGCGAGGTCCTGATCCTCCCGTTCGTCACGAAGGCGGGGATCCTGTCGATGCTCGGCCCGGACGCCGGAGGGCTCGCCGACCTCCGCGCCGCGACGCAACGGGCCGTGGCCGGGCTTCTCGGCCTCTGGGCCGCCCGCGGACGCGCCCCGGGTTGCACCCGCCGCGTGCTGCTCGGCCACGTCCAGATCAGCGGGAGCAAGCTGAGCGGGGGCGAAGTCCTCGTCACCAACGAGCCCGAGGTGACGGTCGCCGACCTCCAGGCGCTCAACCTGGACGCCGGGATGATCGGTCACATTCACGTTCAGCAAGAGGCCGCCCCTCGGGTCTGGTTCGGCGGCTCGCCTTGGTCCAGCGACTACGGGGAGCACGACCCGAAAGGGTGGATGCTCTGGTGCTTCGGCGAGTCGGTGGTCAACCTCGCCTACTCCGAGGTGGTCGGGGACTACGGGGACGCGACCGCCTACCGGATCGCCTCCCGCGCCCCGCGCCTGCTGACCCTCCGCTACGCCTGGGACGGCGCCGCGTGGGCGAAAGGCCCCAACGCCGCCGCCCTTGCTGCCTGCGCCGGTCACCACGTCCGCGCCGTCGTCCGCTACCGGGCCGACCAGCGGGCGAGCGTGCCTGAGCTCGCGCCGCCGCCCGGGGCCCTGTCCTGGCGCGTCGACGCCGACGTCATCCCGACCGAGCGCGTCCGCGCCCCCGAGGTGGCCGACGCTCCCGACCTCGGCGCCAAGATCTCCGCCTACTGGCGGACCCTCGCGACGCCCCCGACGGAGGCCGAGCAGGCCGCCGCCCTCGCCCTCCTGCCCGATCTGGAGTCCTCATGCGCCCCCTGATGCTGGAGGCCCGCGGCCTCACCGTCCTCCGCGACATCCGCCTCGACCTGACCGCCACCGAGGGGCTGGTCGCCATCGTCGGGCCCAACGGCGCCGGCAAGACCACGCTCCTCGAATGCCTAGGGCCGGCGGCGCTTTACCGGGAGTTCCCGAGCCGGAACGCCGGCCTCAAAGACCTTGCGACCGCCCGCGACGCCCGCCTCTGGCTGCGCCTGGAGCACGCTGGGAGCACCTGGGAGATCGAGCACCTGATCGACCCGAGCGCCAACGGTGGCCGGGGGAAGGCGGAAGCGTTCCTGACCCGCGACGGCGAGCGGCTCACCACCGGCCGCCTCCCCGACTTCGACGCCGCGGTCGCTCGCCACTTCCCGCCCGCCGCGCAGTTCTACGCCGCCGCGTACAGCCCTCAGAACGGCCGGGGGAACTTCGCGGATCTCTCGCCCTCGGAGCGCCGCGACCTGTTCGCCTCCCTGCTCGGGCTCGAGCGCTGGCAGGCGATGAGCGAGGAGGCCCGCGCCGCCGGGCAGCGGCTCGCTGCCGATGCCGACGCCCGGGAGGCGCTGGCGCGTGGACAGGGGTCCGCGATCCAGGTGGTCGACGCCCCCGCCCCGGAGGCGATCGACGCTGCGCGCGCCGAGCTCGCCGACGCCCGGGCCCGAATGGAGGCTCAGACCGCCGCCGGCATCGCCGCGACCGCGCGCCGGGACCTGATCCGCTCGGAGACGGCCGCCGCAGACCAGCTCGACGAGCGCCGCCGCGCGCTCTCCGTCGCCGCCGCCCGTGTGTCGGCCGGTCGGGCGCTGGAGGCGCAGCGTGGCGCGATCGAGGCCGCCGTCGTCGAGGTCGCCCGCCTCCAGGCGCTGGAAGCCTCCTACCTGTCGACGATGCAGGCCAGGACGAAGCGCATCGAGGACGCCAAGGGATGCCTTCGAGCTGCCAGCCTGGCCGAGCGTCGTTCGGCCGGGGGCTTGCTGGCCGCTCGACAGCGCGCCCGCGCCGCGCAGGAGGCGGCACAGCAGGCCGCGGCGCTCCGGGCGAGCCTCGGGCCAGCCCCGGACGTCCAGGCCGCCAGGGAGGCCGTGGACGCGGCCCGCGAGGTGGAGGCGACCGAGCGCCGGACGCTGGCCGACCTGATGAGCCGGATGGCCTCCGCTGCCGAGGCCGCGACGGCTGCGCGGACCGCCGCGAGCGAGATCGCAGCCGTCCCCTGCGGGGGCCGGATGCTGGAGGGGATCGAAACGGCCCGCTGCCCGCTGATCGCCCGTGCCGCCGCCCTCGCCCCGCGCGCGGGCGAGCTCGACGCTGAGGCCCGGGACGTCGTCCGGCAGCAGCGCGACCAGGGGATCCGCGCCCGCGACGCCGGGATCGCCCTCGCCGCCGCCTCCGACGCCTACGTCGCCGCGGAAAAGGCGCAGGCGGAGCACCGCCGGGCCGAGGCGGAGATCGCGCGTCTGGAAGGCCTCGCCGCTGGGTTCAACGAAGCGCTTGCCGACGTCGCCCGGATCGAACCGGAGCACGCCGCCGACGAGGTCGCGCTCAACGCCGCCGAGGACGAATGGAACGCGGCGGAGCGCGCCCCGATGCCGGATCTGCCGGACCTGTCGGGGCTCTGCGCCGCCCGGGAGACGGCCGCCCGCGCCGCCGATCTGGCCGCCTGGGATGCCTCCCGCGATCTCGCGGTCGACGCTGAGGGCGCGGCCCGCGCCGCCGTCGAGGAGGCCGAGATCGCCGCCGCCCGCCGGGGGCCGGAGTTGGTCGCTGCGCAGGCGGAGCGCGACGCCGCGGTCGCCGGCTACAAAGCCGCGAAGCTGGACGCCGACGACGCCGCCGCGAGGCTGCGAGACCTCGAGGCGCAGCAGGTCCGCGCCGAGGAGTCCGCCCGCCAGTCGGCCCGCGCCCGCGACGCCGCCGTTGCCCTCCGAGCCGAGGCGCAGGACCTCCGGCAGCAGGCCGCGACGCGGGAGCTGCTCGCCCGGTCGCTGGGACGGCAGGGCCTCCAGGCGCTGGAGATCGACTGCGCCGGGCCGTCGGTCGCCGCGATCGTCAACGACCTGCTCTCCGCCTGCTACGGGACGCGGTTCAGCGTCGAGATCAAGACGCTGCAGGAGGCGGAGGCCGGAAAGAAACAGAAGGAAGTCCTGGATCTCGTCGTCTACGACTCCCGCCTCGGCTACGGCCGCCCCCATTCGACCCTCTCGGGTGGCGAGAGGGTGATCGTCGACGAGGCCGTCAAGCTCGGGATCGCCCTGTTTCGCGGACGTGGCCGGTTCGGGGCGCTGTTCCGTGACGAGGCCGATGGCGCCCTCGACCTGAGCAACCGCCGCGCGTACCCGGAGATGCTACGCCGGGCTCTGGAGCGGGGCGGGTTCGGCTCGCTCCTCTACGTCTCGCACGCGGAGGAATCGTGGAGTCAGGCGGACTACCGGATCGAGGTGGAGGCCGGGACAGCGCGCGCGGTGGCCCGATGACGCCGGACGCTTGGAAGCGCCTGAGGTGCGCCGTCGTCGCATCGACCCTCCGCCCGCCCGAGCGCCTGGTCCTGCTCGTCGCCGCCCACCTCCGCGACCTCGACCCCGAGCGGCTCGCCGAAGGCGCCGGCGTCTCCGTCGCGCTGGTGGAGGCCTCGATCGGCAAGCTCATCGAGGCCGGGGCGCTGGAACGGGTCGGGCTCGATCTCCGAGTCGTCGACGCTTGGACCCGCATCCGTCCTCAGGTGGCGTTGCTGCCTCAGACGGGCCGGCAGGCCGAGGACCGCCGGATCGCGGCCGCGTGGTACGCCCGCTGGGCGAGCCGCCACCCCCGGGCGCTGAAGGCGATCCCCGACGAGTGCGAGCGCCTGGCGCTGGCCGCCGTGGACCTGCTCCGGCGAGAGCACGGCCGGGACGTCGCCGCGATCGAGCGCGAGGGCGCGGACATGCTCGACTGGCTGGCGGTCGGTCCGGATGCCGCGTTCTGGCGCCGCGAGGGGCACACCTCGTTCCAGACGGCGTTTCGGCACACGAAGCTCTCCGACCGGCTGTCGAGGGCGCGCGCCTGGGCAGACGCCGGCCGCCCCGCCGCTGACCCCGCGGCCGAGGTGCCGGAGCGCAAGATCAGCGCCGAGGACCGGGACGCTGCCGAGCGCTCGTGGGCGTTCGTGGACCGCTGGATCCGGGCCGGAGAGTCCGGGATCCCGGCGCCCGCCGCCGAGAAGATGGGCCCGGCGAAGGTCAGCCGCCTCCAGGCGGCGATCGATGCCGTCGGAGGCTGGCGCGCGATCGGCCGCCTGACCCGAGGCGACGAAGCCGACGCGAAGCGCGCGTTTGTCGCGGCGTTCGTCGAATGGGAGCCGAAAGCGGCTGGGAAGGGTTGCGCGATACGCGCGCAGGGTTAGAGCATGGACACCGGCGGCGATGAACCCGCCGGACTGGAGGGCCGATGCTCGTTTGCGTCCACGACGGTTTCTGTCCCGACCCGACCGCCTTTGACTCGGTCGATGAGTTCCGCGCCTACTGCATCGAGGTGTTCGACGGGGTGCCCACGCTGACCTACAACGGTCAGACCTGGAACCTTTCGAACGGTGAGGTGGTGCTCCGGCCTGGTGGCGACACCGAGGAGGTCTGAACCGCGGGCTCGCCTTCACGGCGGGCCCCAACCGCCCCGGGGCTTCGGTCCCGGGGCTTCCTAAATCCAGGGTCCGGAGAGAGCGCGATAACCAGGTTCTTACGTGTCTTTCCTGGGAAGCTCTGAGGCGGCGGTCTGCGATGCTCGCGCCGCCTCATCGCGAGCAAGGTGCCCGGCCCGGCGCCTCACCTCTCCGGCCCTTTCCCCCCTCTGGAGGCCGATTGTCCCGCTCGATTCCGGCAGCCATCGAAGCCGAGCGCGCGATCCTCGGCGGCCTGATCGGCGAGGCCGACGACGCGGCGCTGATGGCCGACGTCGCCGGGCGCATCCGCGCCGCGGACTTTGCCTTCGCGCCCCACGGCGAGATCTGGGGCCTCCTGTTCAGACGCTGGGCGGATCGGAAGCCGCTCGATCTCGTGTCGCTGATCCCCGACGTCCGAAGCGAGGCGGGGAAGTTTGGCGGCCTGGACTACGTCCTCGACCTGCCGGGGCACTGCCCGAGCACCGCGAACCTGAGCCACTACGTCGGGCAGGTGCTGGAGTCCTCCGCCCGCCGGACGGCGGTGGGGATCCTCGAGCCCGCCCTCGAGCGCCTGTTCAATCGCGAGCCGGTGGCGGCCGTCACCGAGTCGCTCGTCGTCGAGCTGCTCCAGGCGTCCCCGTCCCACGGCGGCGGGGATTGGGAGTGGCTGGGCGATCTCGCCGGCCAGGCGCTGCAGGAGCACGACGACGTCGCCGACGGAACCCGCGCCCCGGGGCTGATGCTGGGCCTCCCGCCGCTCGACCGCCACCTCGGAGGCCTGACTGAAACCGACCTCGTGATCATGGCGGCCCGCCCGGCGATGGGCAAGACCGCGTTGGCCGTCCAGGCGGGGATCCACGTCGCGAGCACCGTCGGCCCGACGGCGATGTTCTCGCTGGAGATGCCGGGGACGCAGCTTGCCCGGCGCATCCTGGCGCAGCGGGCGCGGACCAGCGGGAAGCTGATCCGGACGGGCGAGCTCAGCGACGAGGCCCGGGATCGCGTCGTCCAGGCCGCCGCCGCGGCGCGGGAGATCCCGTTCGCCGTCCTCGCCCGGCCGGTCGGGATCGGCGAGCTGATCGCCAAGGTTCGCACGCTATCCCTGCGATGCAACGCCAAGAAAACGCCGCTTCGGCTCTTGATCGTCGATTACCTCCAGCTTGTGAGCGGCGATGAGCGCGCCGGGAACCGAGAGCAGGAGATCGCGGGGATCACGAAGGCGCTGAAGCAACAGATCTGCCTGGACATGAAGATCCCGGTCATCCTGGTTGCGCAGCTCAACCGCCAGTCGGAGCACCGGAAGGACAAGCGGCCGGAGATCGCCGATCTCCGCGAGTCGGGCGCCATCGAGCAGGACGCTGATCGCATCCTGTTCCCGTTCCGCCCTGGCTACTACGCCCCGGAGCGGGCCGACCTCCAGAACCGCGCTGAGATCATCATCGCCAAGGATCGCCACAGCGGCCCGGGGATCGTCGAAGTCGGTTGGAACGGCGATCGAACGGAGTTCTACGACCCGGCCCAGCGCCTGAGGCTCGCGTGAGCCTCGCCGACGACGAGCGCCGCCTCCGCGCCCGGGGCTGGACGCAGGTTGAGGGGCAACCGGTCTGGACGTCGCCGGACGACGGGCGGGTCTGGCTGGAGCACCGGGGCATGAGCGGCAAGAGCGGCCGGTCCCTCGGGTGGACCCTGTGGCGCCCCGGCCGGCCCGGAGAGCGCGGCCCGCTGGTGGGCCTGATGCTGACCACGAAGGAGGACGAATGTCCCTGATTCTCGGAGTCGATCCCGCCTGGAAGGGAACCGCCTGGGTGCTCGTGCATCACGGGATCCCGGTCGCGTGGGGCCACCGCGTTTTGAACGATCCGCACCGCCGGTTCAAGCTCCGCGACCTCCTCGCCGAGGTCGACGCCGCCGCCGCTGTGGAGGCGATGCAGCCGCACGCGTCCGGTCGACCGCGGCTGGCGATCGAGGAGGTCCCGAAGCGCTACCGGGGCAACAAGGGCGACAAGTTCAGCGCGTCCCGCGTCCAGATGACGATCCGAGGCCTCGCGAGCATCCAGGGCGCGGTGACGCAGCACTTCGTCCGGCCCGGTTGGGATGCGCCCTGGGAGGTCCCCACCGAGGAGTGGCGCGGGTGGCACGGCCTCCGCGACGGGATGGGCCGAGACGCCCTCAAGCGCCTCGGCGTCGCCATCGTCCGAGACCGCTGGCCGCAGGTCCTTCGCGGCCTCGACCTGGAACCGCCGCCGGTGAAGCCTGGGGAAACGGCGCCGGCCTGGCCGGCGGGGGATATGGCGGATGCCTGCCTGATCGGCGTTGGCGCCTCCCGCCACCTCGCCGACGCCCCCGCAAACCCCCGAGGCTGGCGATGACCCACCCCCTGCACCGCCGCTCCGGCCGCCTGGACGCCCGCCGGGGCGCCAACGACCGCCGAGCGATGACCGCGCCGCAACCCGCGGAGGCCCGCGCCTTCGTGGAGTCCCGCGCGTTCGCCGGCCCCCACCCGGACCCCATGAGCCCGCGCCACCGCGAGATCGTGGAGTCCGTCCTCGCCCGCCGCCTGAGCACGGTGGAGATCGAGGCGATCGACGTCCTCCTGAGGCTTCGTGCCTGGGATCGACCCGACCAACCCGCGGCCCCCGCCGCGACCAACCCCCGCCCGGCGAGGCCTTCGGTCCTCGACCTGGGCGACGACTGAGGAGAGACGACCATGAGGCTGGGAGAAGTGACTGGGACGCACCAACAGGAGCTGGAGTGCGCCCTCGAAGCTGAGGAGCGGGCCGCCGTGGCGGTTCAATGGTGTGCGCTCTGCGACCAGATCAGCGCGGCTGAGGAGGCGGAGAAAGCCCGGCGCAAGGCGGCGCAGGGCGCGATCGAGGAGCTCGAGGTTGAAGCCGCCGAGCTTCAGGCGATCGTGCGATCCGGCAAGGAGAAGCGTCAGATTCAGTGCGAGACGCGCGTGGACTATGCGTCGAACGCCGTGCGGATCTACCGCCTCGACACCGGCGAGCTCGTCAGCGAGCGCGCGATGGAGGCCGAGGAGCGCCAACGGCACTTCGACTGGGGATCCTCGATCTCGGTCACCGGGGGCAACGCGCCCGCCGGCTACGACCGCGAGGCGGAGCCGCCCGCCGGAGAGGGGACGCGCCGGGAAGCCCTGGCCGCCGTCCTGAAGCCGGGCGAGGAACCGCTCCCGCCGGAGGTCGATGACGACGGCTGGGGCGCCCTGGAGCCCGGGCCGCACCTGCTGACCGATGACGACGCTGGGCTCGTGATCGACGCTGAGCCGGAGAAGAAGGCCGAGCCCGCGCCGGCGGAGAGGCCGCGCCGGAAGCCGCGCCCGGACAACGATCCGGTCCTGCAGAACCGGCAGAGCCGGCAGCGGTCCGCCAGCGACGATCCCGACTTCGGCTGACGTTGCGCGCTTAGCGCGCCGGTGCTAGGCTCCGTGCAGGCGTCGGGAACGGCCCCGGCGCCCCGGAGCATCGAATGGACTTCGACACCGCGACCGACCTTGGCGGTCGGTCGGTACAACAGGATGCGATCGCCGCGCTGCACCTCGCCGACGGCATCGTCGCCGCCGTCTGTGATGGGCTTGGCAGCCACCACGGCAGCGAATGGGCCGCCCAGGCCGCCGCCTGGGCCTGGGTGGTGGAGGCGAGCCGCCAGGCGCAGCACTGGGCGGGCGACCGCCCCTCGGCCCGCTTTCTGACCCAGATGGCCGACACCGCAGACACCGCCGCCCGCCTCGGGCACCTGGACCCGATCCCGCGCGACGCCCCGAAGACGTGCATCGGCGCCGTCCTGGTGACGGCTCCCGCGTGGAACGAGCCCTCGGAGGTCTGGGCGTGGGCCGTGGGTGACGTGCTCGTCGAGGAGCGGGCGGAGACGCTACGCCGCCTCCCGCCGCCCCGGCGGGACCTGGGTCAGGTGACGATGATCGGGACGCTGAAGCCGGGCGAGATGCTGATCCTGGCGACGGATGGCGTCTGGAGCGGGCACCCGCAGCACGAGCGCGACGAGCTGGAGGCCGCCGCTTGGCTGGCCGAGAAGGCCCGGATCGCGTTCGAGCGCGCCAAGCCCGCGCCCGCCGCCGAGATCATGGCCGCCAGCAAGGCGGAGTTCGGCGGCGATGAACCGATGTGGAAGCGCGACAACGCGGCGGTCTGCGTCATCTGGCGCGAGTGGCCGGCCCAGGTGGTGGAGGGTGACGATGACATCGCGTTCTGATCGCGTGCCGGAGCATGCCCTGAGCGTCATGCAGCCATGGGCAAGCGCCATCGTTCATGGCTCGAAGCGCATCGAGAACCGGACGTGGCGGCCGTTCCAGTTGAAGGACGGCCCGTTCGCGATCTGGATCCACGCCAGCGCGAAGCCGGATCGCGCCTCTCTGGATCATCCGACGCCCGCCCTCCATAGCTGGGGAGTGCGGAGCCGTACCGTCCGCTTCTCCTCCCCGGCCTGGGGCCTGACCTGCGGGGCGATCATCGGTGCGGCCGTCGTCGAGGACGTGCGCGACGGGCTGGACCGGCTGCCCGACGGCCAAGAGGGATGGTGGGCCGGCCCGCTGGCCTGGGTGCTCCGCGGCGTCGTCGCGCTCGACGAACCCGTCCGCGCGTCCGGCCGTCTCGGTCTGTGGCGCCCCACCCCTGAGATCCAAGCGGCGTGCGTGGCGCGCCTTCCCGGAGGCTGGCATGTCTGACAGTGACAACCCGAATCCCTGCACGGGCCGATGCACCGGTCGATGCTGTGAAGGCTTCACTCTGTGGGTGGCGGGCCGGACCGTCGCAGAGTTCGAGGAATGGAGAGAGCGCGCCCGATCCGGTGAGTTCCGGACCGCCGCTCCTCGCGCTGGCCGGTCCGATGTTGAGGAAAGCCAGTTCCTCGCCGACATGCTGATTCCAATCCCTGAAACTGACACGAGCCCGGTCACGTTCACCTGTCGGCACTTCGATCGGGAATCGCGGAAGTGTACGGTGTACAAGGTTCGGCCAAGAATGTGCGAGGGCTATCCCTACGCGCCCGGCGCGCTCTGCCAGTTTCCCGGGTGCGACGTCCGGCGCTCTGGGCTTGAGTTGACGCCAGATCCCGAGATCGACCTGACCTGTGTGTCTCTCGTTCAGGGGGCGACCAATGTCTGAGCAGCGCGACCCCGCGGCCCTGGAGGCCCACTACACCCCGCTCGCCCTCGCCCGGGCGATCGTCTCGACGCTCCGCATCCGCCCCGGCGACGTCGTGCTTGAGCCCCACCTCGGCGGCGGGGCGATCGCCGAGGCCCTCCTCGACGCCGGCGCCGTCGTCCTCGCAGGCGACCTGGACCCGCAGGCCCCTGGGAAAGCCCGCCTCCTCGGGCGCCCGGGGTTCCGCTACCTGGGTGACGGGGACTTCCTCGACGCCCTCAGCGAGCCCCGGCGGCGCCTCCAGCTGGAGGCCCGGCAGCCGATCATGGTCATCGGCAACCCGCCGTTCTCGACGGCGATCGACCACGTCCGCGCCGGCCTGCAGGTCGCGCCGCAGGTGGCGTACCTGCTCCCGATGCCGTTCCTGGCCGCCGACGAGCGGGCGCCGCTGCACGAGGAGCATCCGATCCTGAAGTGGTGGCCGGTCTGTCCCCGGCCGAGCTTTGATCGCGGCGGGACGGCCCGGAGCGAGTGCATCGTCGCCCACTGGCTCCGCGGCTGGGGCGGCCCGACAGTGAACGGCCCCTACCTCCGGTGGCAGCGCCCGCCGCTGCGCTCGACCCGCCAGGCGCCCGGGGAGGCCCCATGACGGCGATGATGACCCGAGACGGGGTAGCCATCGGCCGCGAGTTCCTGCTCGATCAGCCGTCGGCGGAGTGTTGCCTTTGTGGGCGGCGGATGTACCGAGGCTGGCGCGTCCGGGCGGTGATCGGCCGGGGCGCGGCGCACCGGGACTGCGCGAGGCCGGATCACGCCCTGCTCGTGTTCCAGACGCTGTTTCAGATCAGCCCGGCGCAGCCCGTGGACATCCACCGGCGGATCGAGACCAGCGGGTGCACGCGCCACTGGATCGCCGCCACGCTGCTCGCGGTCTACGAGGCGGGGCTCATCCGACGCGCGGGCCGCTACTACCGCCCGTCCCGCGACTACCCGACGCCGGAGGCGCTGTTCTTGGCCTGGGTGGAGATCCGACCGCGGATCGGTCGAAAGCCGCGTGCCGGCGACAATCCGGAGGACGGCGAGCCGAGCGCCGCCGAAGCCGAGACGACGCGCGCCGCTGGCTGAGGCTGGGCGGGCGCGCTGCTCTGTCGATGTGCCATTTTTTGGCACATCGGCGATACCTGACGAACAACCAAAGAAAGAAGGTGACACATGCTGCGACCCCTGGCGTACATCTGCGCGCCCTACCGGGCCGAGACTGAGGAGGACCGCGCGGCGAACGTGGCGATCGCGATGACGATGGCTCGGGTGGCGCTGCGCACCGGCCGCCTGCCGGTGGTGCACGCGACGATCGAGGCCGGAGGGATGGGCCGGGACGACGTGCCTGACGAGCGTGAAGCCGGGCTCAAAGCGGCTGAACAGCTCGCGTCATGGGTGGCAAAGTCCGGCGGGGAGATCTGGGTGCGGCTGCCCGCCAGCGGGGCCCCCACCGAGGGGATGAGGCGGGAACTGGTGGCGTTCCGACTGGATTACAAGTGGGCGACGTCAATGGACGGGACGCCCGCGGCCCGGGTCGAGGATGCCTCGGGCTGGTTGCGCTGCCATGAAGGCGAGGGCGCCCGGCGCTTTCGGACGTCTGCCACCTGCTGAAGCGTCCGGCGTGGGTTCTGTAACGACGACGTGACAACCAGCCTCCAACGCACCGAACGCCCCGCGCCTTGACAAGCCGGGGCGTTTTCCGTTGCGCGATAATCGCGCGCGGTGTAAGCTCTGGGCACGCTGGGGATGGACCCTGGCGACTGGAGGCGCTCATGCGCTGGTTCTTCCTGGCCGCCCTGGTGGCCTGTTCCGAGGCTGTGGCCCCTGAGTCTGACGTCTGGTCGGAGGCCGATTCTGGCGAGACGCTCCGCATCCGGAAGCCGGCCCGACCGGTGCCAGATCCGGTGGTCGATGACCCGGGCGTAGATGGGGTCTACGCCGAGACAGGGATCCCCTGTGTCCGGATGGGACGCTGCCCCAACGGCGAAAAGTGCCAGTATGACCAAGACGAGGACGCGAACCGCTCCGCGCCCTACTGCGTCGACCCTGTGACCGGTGAGAAGACGGGCAACGTGCCCCGCCGCTGGCCGTGGGGCGCCCGGTGAAGGCCGGCAAGACGAGCGGCCCGAAGTTGAACGACGACGGGATCGACGCCTGGATCAAGGATGAGGCGACCCGCATGGCCCTCCACATCGAGGCGCGGGTCAGGAGCGTCGGTGGCGGGCCGGAGCTGGCGGTTCGGCTGGCCTCTGACCTGTTCACGGCGGTTGCCGGCGGCGTGCTGGCGGAGGCGACCGAGACGTCGGACTCGCGCCGGGACGCGGTGCGGGCGACCCTCGCGGAGCTGCTCGGCGTCCAGTACTCGGAAATCTTCGAGGAAGCCGACGGCGTCTGCCGGAAGCACGTCGAGCGTGTCGCTTGATCGCCGTCTTCACCTACCAGAAGGCGGGCCGGGTCATCGACGGGCGCACCGTGGGCGACGACGCGACGCGCGTGGCGATGCGGGTCCACGACGACTACCGCGGCCTCGTGAGGTTCGCCCTGGCGACGATCGACGGTCCCTGGTCGACGGCCGAGACCCGCGCCCACCTCGAGGACCAGTTCCGGCGTCGGAACCTCACGGCCTGGGAGGGCCGGGGCAAGTCGGCGCGCCCGGTCCCCGTCCCGGTGTCGCTGTTTGGGCCTGCGCTGGACGCGGTTCGGGGTTCGCTCGCCGAGGCCCTCGACCGTCCGCCGGGCAGCTCGCGGCGCCCCGGGCGCATCTACCGGCCGCTCCGCGTCGAGGGCGTAGAGGTCGCCGGGGCGTGGACGTGGACCGACCCCGAGGATGAGACGTCGGGGATCGAGCTGACCGGGGAGATCGTGGGCCGCAAGGTGCTGAAGCCCGCCGCCATTGCCGCCCCGCGGACCCGCAGCGCCCCGGAGACGGTGGCGAAGGCGTGGATCCGGGCGAGGCTCCCGGTGGACCGCTGGGTGGTGTACGCGCTTCCGATGGGGGCCGAGATTCTGTGGGGCCGAGACGCGGAGGACGCGGGCGAGGCTGAGGGACTGTTCGAGATCCCGGCGGGAGCCGGAGAGGAGGGCGAGTGAAAGCCTCGGACGTGACAGCGATGCTCAAGTCGCTGGAGGGCTTCCCGCCGGTCGCTGAGGGCGCGTGCTGCGACATGATGACCGCGACTTCGGAGTTTCTGACCACCCACGGCGTGGGCGTCGGTCAGATCGTCGCCCGCCTCGTGCGTCCGGGCGAGTCTCGGCGCTCCGCCCCGATGGTGGGGTGGTCGAAGGCGGCGCCGTTCCTGCAGATCGCGTTCTGTCCGTGGTGCGGGGCGCAGTGGAAAGACAACCAGTGGCACAAGGCTGAGAAGGCCGAGACGAAGGAGGAAGGATGAACCAGGACTGCGCGGGCGATCCCCGCGAGGAAAACGACAACGACGAGGTCGTCAACCTCGGGCCGGTGAGAGCGGATCTGACCTTCCAGGCGCTGCTCAACGCCGATAACGACGCGATGGCCTACCTGGGTGCCCTGACCGAGATCGGCGCTGCCCTGGGCCTGGATTCGGTCGACTGGCGCGACCTGCCCAGGCATGTCCGGTCGCTGGCCGCCGTGACCTGGCCTGGGTGATCATCGACTGGGCGCGTGAAGCGTTTCTTCAGATCGCGTTCTGCCCGTGGTGTGGGGCGCAATGGAAAGACAACCGGTGGAACAAGGCCGAGAAGGCCGAGACGAAGGAGGAAGGATGAACGGAGACTGCGCGGGCGATCCCCGCGAGAACTACGACTACGACTACGCCCCGGAGCGGGCCAAGCTCGCGGCGCTGGAGAGCGTGAAGCTCGATCCGGGCGTCGAGTGCGACACCTCGGAGGGGATCGCGGTGTTCCGGCTGACGCCGGAGACGGAGCAGCTCGTGGCCGAGGCCACGTCGCTCCGAAACGAGCTGACCGAGGTCGCCGCCGCTCTGGGACTGGATGCCGCGGACTGGCGGGACCTGGCCCGCGGCGTGCGCGAGCTGGCCGCCGAGCACCGCGCGCTGACCTACGTGTCGGACGGCAGGCGGAGGATCGAGGTCGGGCCCGGCGTCATTCGCGACCGGGACGCCAGGCGGGGCGTGACGATCTACCGCTTGACCCCCGAGTACGAACGCCTCGTCGAGATCGGCCGGTCTGGTGGCGGACCGGTCCGCCCCGCGCCCGCTGAGCCGGAGTTTGACGTCGGCCCGGGCGTCCGGGCGGAGTCCGACGGGATGCGCCACACGGCTTGCCTGACCCCGGAGGCCCCCGCGCTCGGCGGGGGCACCGGGATCCACTCAGCCCCGAAGAACCCCACCTCCCGGAGCACCCATCCGCTGATGCGCTGCGTCATTCCCGAGATCACGCCGGCCGACCTGCGGCCGACCACGGTCACCCTGGAGGCCGCGACGATCAACGCCGCCGAGCCCTCCGGCTACCGCTCCCCCGCCGACGCCCACCTCACGCCGCCCGGGGTGTCCGATGGCCGCTGACCGCCTCACCCTGGACCGCCTCCGCGATCTCCGCGAGCGCGCCGAGGCCCTGACCCGCCCCGATCGGTGGAGCGATCCGGACTACGAAGACAACCTGGGCGTCCTGGCCGCCCTCGACGAGCTGATCGAGCGCCGGGCCGAGGCTCCGACCCCGCCGTCGCTGCCGTTCGGCTGATCACGCCGTAGAGGCCGGCGGAGGGGCCGCCCCGGTAGGTCTCCGGGCGAACCACTCCGCCGCGTTGCCTCCGGTGTAGGCCGCCAACAGGTAGAACACCCCGTCGAACGCCGCCCCGGCCTGCTCGGCATCGAGGTAGCCGGCCGCCATGAGCGCGACGACGGCGCAGCACGCCGCCATGGCCTCCCGGTAGGCCCTGTCCTTCCGTCCTGGTGTCATCGATCCTCCCCGGGGCTCAAGTGGGCGCCCCTGGGTGCCGATACCCCGGACGGAGGGCGCCCATGCTGACCGTCTGCCTCTACTGCCGAGCCACCATGACCCCGGGCCCGCCGCCGGCCTCTCACGGCATCTGCCGCCCCTGCCTGGGCGTAATGGACCCGGAAGCCGCCGCCGACTACGACGCGGAGCTAGCGCGACAGGCGCGCAGCGGGTACGATGGGGCATCGCCCGGTAGAGATGCCGGACGAGCGGGGAATGCATTGACCCAGCGGTGGCCCGCGCGCTCGCCGAGGGCCCGTTCCGCCGCGTCAGGCACCCGGGGAACCACGCCTACGCATGGCCCCTGGACGGGCGCCGAGACACCGCGCGAGGGCTTGCCGCCGAGGTGGCCCCAAGGCCCAAGGGTGGCGCGCTTCCCGCGCCCGGGGCAAGATCGGCGTCTGAGGGTCGACCCGATGCCCCCGAAGAAGCCGACCGCCGCCAAGCCGGCCCCCAAGAAGCCCAAGCCGCCCGCCAAGAAGCCGCCGACGAAGGCCGCGAAGGCTCCCGCCGCTGAGCCCACTCCGCCGGCCGCCAAACGCGGCGCCAAGCCCGGCCCGCCCCCAGTGGACGACGGCGAGCCTGGAACCGGGCCGAAGTCCCTCCGGATCCAACGGGCGATGCTGGCGCACATGCTGAGCCACCACACCGAGGAGGAGGCGGTCAGCGCAGTCGCCAGCAAGGACGGCCTGGAGTGGCAGGGCGAGAAGGTCCGCTGCTCCCCGGAGCGCGCCCGGGCCGAGCTCGCCGCGCTGGGTCGCGCCCTCGCGATTCGGCACGACGACGCGGGGTTCTCGGAGCGCGTGATCGCGTTCACCTCCGATGCCTTGCTCCGCATCGCGAAGAAAGCCGAGGACGCCGGCCAGTTCGCGGCGTCTCGTGAGGCTCTGATGGCCCGCGTCCGCCTCCACGCGACCCGCTCGGAGCGGTTCTCCCGCCTCGCGCCAGGCCGCGACGACGACAACGCCGCGCCCGTCTCGGCCGACGAGGACGCCCACACCCGGGCGAGCCGCGACTACGCCGCCCTCTCCGACGTCGAGCTCGAGGAGCGCACCCGCCGACTCCGCGAGCGGCAAGCCATGTTCAACCGCGAATGACCGCCGCCGTCGCCCGTCCCAGCTCGGCCGCCCGCCAGCTCCCCAACCGCATCCGGGCCGATGTCACGGCCGCGGAGCGGCGCGCGCGGATGGAGGCGCTACTCGCCGAAGACGAGGCCGACCGCCGGGCGGCGAAGGCAAGGCTCCTCCGCTGGGCGTACCGCTACATGCCGGAGGCCTTCAGCGCCGCTCCGGCCCCGTTCCAGGCGGAGATCGCCGCCGACCTCGACGCCATGGTCATGCAGCGGCCGATCGCGGGGCGGGTCCAGGACTCCTACGCGCTCGCCTGCCCCCGAGGCCACGGCAAAACGACGCTTATGAAGGCGTTTCTTCTCCGGGTGATCCACGAATGGCGCGAGATGCCCCACTTTCGGGGGCGCCCGCCGTTCATCGTGGTCGTCTCGGACACCGCGAGCCTCGCCGAGGCGATCGTCTCCGACCTCCGCGCCGAGCTGGAGTCGAACGACGACCTGCGCCGCGACTACGGGAGCCTCGTCCCCGCGGCGGGCCGCTCCAAGGGCAAGAGTCAGAAGCCGTGGGGCACGAAGCTGTTCGAGACGTCGGACGGCGTTCTCGTCCGCGCCCTGGGCGCCGGGGGCCAGATCCGAGGCGTCAACCGCCGCAACCGCCGCCCGACGCTCATCCTCGTGGACGACCTCGAAAACGACCTCGACGTCCGGTCCAAGGACGCGCGGGCCGAACTGCACCGGTGGCTCAACGAAGTCTTGATCCCCCTCGGCATCGAAGGCCACCTCCTGACCTGCATGATTGGGACGGTGCTCCACCAAGATTCGCTCCTCGCGAACCTGATCGACCGCGAGAAGTCCCCGGAGTGGTGGTCGCGGCGCTACGCCGCCCGGTGGCGGATGGTCGACGGCGCCAACGTCCCGAGCATCGACGGCGACCACATCCTGATGCCGGACTACTGGAGCGCCGACGCGCTCGCGGCCCGCCGGCGCAAGATTGGGTCGCTGGCGTTCCAACGCGAATACTTGAACCAGCCGATCGACGACGCGACGGCGATGTTTCAGTGGGGGTGGTTGCAGGGCGCCAAGGCTCGCGGCCGGGGGCGCGGGTTCGCCTACGAGGCGCTCCGCTCGATCACCCTCGACCTCGCTCTCTCGTCCTGGGACGCCCTCGACCTCGCCGCCGAGGCCGGGGAGGCGGAGTACCAGGTCACGATCACCGCCTGGGACCTCGCGATCGTGGACACCTCGGCCGCCGCCGAGCGCGCCGACTCCGACTACACGGTCGGCGTCACGGTCGGGCTGACCCTGGACGACCGGATCGAGGTGCGGCGGATCTGGCGCGGCCGAGGGCTGACCCCGAGCGCGATCCGGGCGCGGATCATCGACGAAGCGGAGGCCATCCGCCCCGGGTACGTCATCGTTGAAAACAACGCGGCGCAACGGGCGTTCGAGGTTGACCTCCGCGAGCCGTTGGCGCGCCTGGGGATCCCGCTGCGCGGGCACACCACTACCAAGCGCAAGTCGTCGCTGTACGAGGGCGTGCCGAGCATGTCCGCGCTGTTCGAGGGCGGGCTCCTGTCGTTCGCCTGGTCGACGCCCGCCGAGGAGAAGCGCGTCGACCGGGTGATCGCCGAGCTCCACGGCCTCGGTCGCGAGGCGCACGACGACTGTGTGATGGCGCTCTGGATGGCCGTCGCCGCCCTCCGCCGGTGGGTCCGCTCCCGGGACGCCGAGCGCCGCCGCCAGATCGGGACGCGCCCCGCCGCCGTGGGCGACTCCTGGGCCGACGCCGACCGCGAGGACCGGGCCGCCGCCTGACCCTCAACTGACAGGTCGGATCGCGAACTGACATGTCGGGTTTTTCGGCCCTGGTTCGAGGCCGTCTATTCGGCGGTGTTTTTCGCGAACTGACATGGGCAGAGGCGAACTGACAGGGTAGCGCGGGCGCCGGAAACCGCGCGGAATGAAACCCCCGGCGTTCGCGGCCGAGTCTCACATGGAGACGACTTACCCATTGGCGCGGCATTGCGCGCGGGCGGAAACCGGGCGGCCCGGTGTCTCCAATGTCCGATAGGGTGGCGGGTAGCCGTGTCCGATAGGCCGCGAGAACCGGCCTCGGACGCCGACCGGTCTATCCGCCACCAACTTTCTGCGGGAATCTTCACCGAAAGTGTGGACCACGGTTACAGGAGCGGCTACAGTGTGGGTGTCCGGTGGCGATGAACCCGCCGGCAAGGAGAGACGATGCGCTACGTTGCCTACGGTCCCGTCCGCGGAACAAACGGTGTTCTCCATCGCTCTATCGAGGCCGCCCGCGCGGCCTGCGAGCGCGACCAGCGCGCCTGCAAGCGACAGGGCGGCTACTCGGACCGCCGGGTGTACGAGGTCGATGTCGAAGCTGGCGAGACGATCGCCAACGTGACCGAGGCCCTGAAGTACGAGCCGGACTCGATCCACTCGGTGGCCTGACCCCACCCAGCCCCGAGGCAGCCCCTCGGGGCCTTCCTGTCTCCGGAGGACCGATGTCCGACCCTCGCCCCCGCGGCCCGCGCCGCGATCCGTCTCGCCCCGGCCGCGCCGGTCGCGCCCGGGTGTCCCTCCGCCCCGAGATCGCCGCCGCCGCTCGCGCCGCGGCCGAGAACGCTGGGCAGCCCTTCGCCGTCTGGCTCGAAGCGGTCGTCGCCGCCGCGTCGGGGGTGATGCCATGATCCGCGCAGCCGCCCTCCCGGCCTGCGTCGTGGCTGCCCTCGCCATCGGCTGGCGCCTCGGGCACCTGCTCCGCCCGACGCCCGGCGAGGTGGCGCAGCTCGCCACCCTGACGCTCGGCGGCTGGCTGATGACCCGCCCCGCTTGGCAGCGGCGCGCCTGACGCGCCCCGGCGGGCTACGCGCCCGCATGGAGGCTCCCCATGGGCGAGTTCGAGAACGTCGGCGTGCGCGCCGGGACGGTCGGCAAGGCGGACGACGGCGGGTCTAAGCAGGCCAGGATCCAAGGCTCCGCCCTCCCCGAGATCGCTGCCTCGCGCATCCTGCCTCCGACGGAAAACACCTGGGGAGGGCTGTTCTCGACGGGTGAGGCCATCGCCCCGCCCTACGACCCCTGGACGCTGGTCTGTGCGGTCGACGAGAGCGTCACCCTGTCGTCGCGCGTCGAAGCCATGGCGACGAACCTGACGGGCTTCGGCTGGGACCTGGAGCCGCTCTTCCCGACCGCCGATGAGTCCGGCCAGCCGATCCCGCCTCCGGCCGATGCCGCGGCGGAGAAGGCCCGGGCGGCGTTGCTCCTCGACACCTGCGCCCAAGGCGGGTTTGGCGCCGTCGCGTTTCCGGTCGACGTCGACTGCGAGGGGCAGGGCAACGGCTACATCGAGGTCCTGCGCAATGCGAAAGGCGAGGTTGCGAGCCTGAACCACGTCCAGGCGTTCACGGTCCGATTGGCGCCATTGAGCGCGCCGGTGCGGGTTGACGTGCCCTTCCGCGACCCGACGAGCGGCGAGATCGTCATGGTCCCGCAGATGCGCCGCTTCCGGCGGTACATCCAGATCGTGGACAACCGGCAGGTATACTTCAAGGAGTTCGGCGATCCCCGGCCGCTCTCCGCCCTCACCGGGAAGTACATGGACGCGGCCGCCGGAGACGGGACCGACGCCACCGAGATGATCCACGTCCGCATCTACCATCCGGCCGGAGCCTACGGCGTCCCCCGTTGGATCCCGGCGGCGCCCTACTCCCGGGCGGGCCGCGAGGCGATCGACACGATCCTCTCCTGGTTCCTCGACGCGCCGATCGGGCTCAAGGTGGCGATGATCGCGGGCGGAGCCTGGAACGCCGCGTCCTACAAGAAGTTCCTGGGCGAGCTCGACAGCCGCGGCCGCGGGTCGGGCAACGCATGGAGCGTCGTGGCGCTGGAGGCCGACGCCAACAAGGCCGCCGTCGATCCCCTCGACGAAACCACCCGCGAGACGGCGCCCCGGTTCTCGCTGGAGGACGTCGCCTTCGTGTTGCCGGCCGAGCTCTACAAGGGCGACGAGAGCCTGATCCGGCAGGCCAGCAAGCAGATCGACGAGTGCTTCCGCCTCCCGCCGATCTACTGGGGCGGCTCGGAGGACTACAGCCGCGCCGCCGCCAACACCGCGCGCGCCGTGGCCGAGGAGCAGGTGTTCGTTCCTCTGCGCAAGAGCAGGTGGGCCGACCTCATCAACGGCCGGATCTTCCCGGCGCTGGGGATCAACCGCTGGGCCGTCCGCTTCCGGGGCGCCTCGACGAGCGACGACGCGGAGAAGCTCGCCGGGATGAAGCCACTGATCGACGGCGGCGGGGCGAGCCCCAACGCGCTGATCCGCCTCGCGAACGAGCTCACCGGCCAGTCGCAGGCGCTGATCGCGGAGCCGTGGGGCGAGCGCCCGCTGGCGCTGACGACCGCCCTCCTCACGATGGGCGCCGACCCGAACGCGCCGCTTTCCGAGGTGGTGGCGGTCGCCGAAGCGAAGCGCCAGGAAGCCGCCGCCGTCGCTGCCGCCGCCGCGGAGGCCGCCGCCAACCCGCAGACGCCGCCCGCTCAGGCCGAGGTTGCCGTCGCCGCCAAGGCGGCCGCCGAGGAGGCGATGGGGATCGCCCTGGGCGTCATCCGCGAGGGCCGGGCCCTGGTGGCGAAGATGGAGGCCGCCGCGTCGGAGTCGCCGGAGGGCCGCGCGTGACCCGGGACAAACGGCGGGCGCTGGCGGCCCGGAACCTCCGCCGCACCGAAGCCACCCTCCGCGCTCGCGGCTGGAGCGAGGCGACGATCGCGCGGCTGCTGCACGTCGCCGCGAAGTCCTCGCCCGGGCGCTGTGACTGCCGGGTGTGCGCGTCCAATCGCCGTGCACTCGGACGCCGCGACCGCTCCCCGCCGCCGTTGGAGGCCGAGTGATCACCCCCGCCGGTCACCTCCACCGCGCCGCGACCCGGATCCTCGCGCTGAAGGCCGAGACGCCCCCGGAGTACATCGCGATCAGCTCGTCGCTGTCTGCGCAGCTCTTCGGCGACTTCTCCGAGGCATCGACGCCGATCATCCTCGCCGCCGCGGAGCGCATCGCCCGCAACCCCGGCCGGGCCGAGGCCATCGTCGCCGACCTGGGCGCGCAGCTCCGCCGGCTGGGCGAGGAGCTACCCGCCGGCTCCCGCGAGGAGCTCGCCCGGGGCCTCGTGGGGGCCTACTCGCTGGGCGCCGACGAGATCGGGACGCAGTTGGAGATCAGCCTCGCCTTCGACCTAGTCGACCAAGACGCGATCGCGGGGTTGCAGCGCGCCGGCCTGTTCTGGATCGGCGACGCCTACGGGAGCGCCATCGAAGGCCCCCTCCTCACCGAGACGCGCAAGGTGCTCGACCTGGGCCTCGGGCGCGTGGACGCCGGGAAGCGCCTGGAGGCGGCCTTCGCCGACCGGATCACCCGCTCCGAGAGCTACTGGCAGGGCCTCGCCTCGACGACCGCGACCCGCGCCCGGTCCTTCGGCGCCCTGGAGAGCCTGAGCCGCGGCGAAGTCGTTGAGTACGAGTACCTCAACCCGATGGACGAGCGGACGAGCGCCGTCTGCCGCGCCCTCGACGGCCGCGTCTTCACCGTCTCCGGGAGCCTTGCCCTGCGCGACCGCCTGCTGACCGCCGAGACCCCCGAGGAGTGGCGCGAGATCAGCCCGTGGCCGCGCGAGTCCGACCTCTACGGGTCCGACGGCGAGGAGCTGAGCACCGCCGCCCTCCAGGCGCTGGGGATCGCCGTGCCCCCGCTCCACTTCCACTGTCGCAGCCAGATCATCGCCCGCTTCGCTTAGGCGCGAGCCCTCGTTCACCGCCTGCGATACCCACTTCGGGGAGGTGGGATGGTCGACGTCGGCGATGCGATGGAGTGGCTTCGAACGCTGGATCGGGCGAGCGCGGACGCGATGATCACCGATCCGCCCTACTCGTCCGGCGGGCAGTACCGGGGCGACCGAACGAACCGGACGGGCGCGAAGTACGGCAAGAGCGACGCGGGCGGGAAGGGCACGGTCGCGATCGGCGACCTGGAGGACTTCGCCGGCGACAACCGCGATCAACGATCGTTCGCGTTCTGGATGACCATGTGGCTCTCCGAGGCTCGGCGCGTGGTCCAGCCCGGCGGGGCGATCGCCGTTTTCACGGACTGGCGCCAACTCCCGACCGTGACCGACGTCATCCAGGCCGCTGGCTTCGTCTGGCGCGGCGTTGCTGTGTGGGACAAGGGCAACGCTCGCCCGATGCCTGGGAGGATGCGCGCGGACACAGAGTTCATCGTGTGGGGCAGCCACGGCGCGATGCCGGTCCCCAGCTACGACGGCGCGCCCTGCCTCCCCGGCGTGTTCCGCGAAGCCTCGCCACGCGCCGCGAACAGGGTTCACCAGACGTCGAAGCCGGTGGGCGTCATGCGGCAACTGGCCCGCCTCGCCCCTCCCGGCGGGCTCATCGTCGACCCGTTCACCGGCGGCGGGTCCACGGGCGTCGGCGCCGTGTTGGAGGGTCGCCGCTTCCGGGGCTGCGAGATGCTACCGGTCTACGCTCAGATCGCCCGCAAGCGGATCGAGGAGGCCCATGATCAGCCCTGAGGAGTTCGGCGCGACCCTCGCCCCGACGACCCTGGAGACGCCCGACGGCCCGGTGTGGCGCTCCCCGGACGGCCGGACGTGGCTCCTCTCCCCCGAGGTGGATGACCGCGCCCGCCAGATCGCCGCGACGCGCAACCTCGCCGCTCTCGTCGGGCTCCCCGCGCCCGCCTCCCGCCTCGCCCTCGTCGGGGGCCGCTACGTCGCAGCGGGCCGCCTGTGGGTCGCCTGGACGCCGTGGGCCGCGCGCCCGTGGGCCGTCGCTGGCGTTGCCGCTGGCCGCCCCGCCGACGACTGGCTCTCCGCGACCTGGCCCGACGAGGGCCTCCGCGCCCGCCCCGACGCGCCCGCCCTGGGCCTCGGCGCCCTCCGGCTGACCCCCGGCTCCGCCCTCGGCCGCTCCCCGGTGGGGCCGGAGGACTGGCGAGCGGTCACCCGCCCGCGCGCCGTTGGAGAGGCCGTCACCGCCGCGCGCCGAGAGGTCGCGGCCCGGGTAGCGGCGGTGTCGAGATCGGCCGTCCTGGAGGCGCTGGACGTCGCAGGCTACGCCCCGCCGGCCGCCGCCGACCTCGCGGATCTGCTCATGGTCCGCGCGCTGGAAGTCGGCCGACTGTACGCCCCCGACGCCCGCTAGGCGCCGGTGCGCGGATATCGCGCGTCCGATGCCGGTTGAACGCCGCTTGACGCCGTGTCCGCGACGGGTCAACGCGGCGCATGGAGGGTCGCCGTTGCCGGTCTTCGCTCGGGTCCGCAAGTCCGAACGATCGATGAGCGAGGGCCTCATCTGGGTGGAGGTCTACCTCCCGTTTGACCCCGAGGCGTTCGCGCAGTTCTCGGCGCTAGAAGCCAAGCTCGGAAGCGCTGAGCTTGCCGCCGCGACCGCGCCCGACCTCGCCGATCGCGCCCTGACTCCGATTGACTCGCACGGGGAGGCGATGCTCGCGGAGGACGTCGCCCGGATGGCCCGGCGCTACCTCGCCGACTACCGCAAGATCGACCAGCGCCACGACCTCCAGCCGGTGACCACGGTCCGCGTCGTCGAGTCCTTCGTGAACGGCCCCGAGGTCGCGAGCCCCAACTACTGGCCCGGAGCCTGGGTCGTCGTCCTCCAGGTCGATCCCGGGTCCGCTGAGTGGACCGCGATCGAGGACGGGACGTACAACGCCGTCAGCTTCTGGGGCAGCGTCACCAAGACGCCGGTTGTACCGGTGTACCCTGCGGAGAACGCATGAAGCCAGAGAAGTTCGCGGCCCTCAAGGGCCCCGACGGCAAGCCCGTCGTCACCATCATGGGCGATCCCGACGTTTCGGTCGTCTCCCTCGTTCCCCGGGGCGCCAACGGGCGCCAGTTCGGCGTGGCGAAGGCCGACCTCGGCGCCAACGAGGGTCCCGAGCTGAACGGCGGCGCGATGGGCGTCACCCCGGCCGAAGTCGGCATGATGCGCCGGTTCCTCGCGTTCTTCACCGGCGGCACGGTGACGGACACCACCGCCAAGAGCGAGGACGAGCCGGCGAAGTCCTTCGCCGAGGCGCTGGCGCCTCAGGTGTTCTGGGATCGCTGGTGGAACGTCACCTCGGCGCTCCGTGAGTCGGTCGAGTCGGTCATGGAAGACCCGATGCTCACCGACAAGCCGGCCGAGATCCGCAAGCGGTTTTCCGACGCCGCGACCTACCTTGTGAGCCAACTCCCAGCCGCCAACCCGCTCGGCCTGGAGATGGTCGCCAAGGCGCACCGCGAGGCCGACGACTGCGCCGCCGTCTTCGTCGCGAAGGCCGGGAAGGTCCTCAGCACCAAGAACAAAGCCGCCGTCACTTCGGCGATCGCGGCGCTCCAAGCGGTGCTCGACGCCGCCGACAGTTCCACCACCGCCGCGAAAGCGGCTGACAACCAGGAGGACGAGCACATGGCGCTCGACCAGAACCGAATCAACGCGGTCGTCACCGCGGCGGTGACGGCCTACAAGGCCGCCAACCCCGGCGCGACGGACGCCCAACTTCAGAACGTCGTGGCCAAGGCCGCGGAAGTCGCCGCCAAGGCGTCGATCACCCCCGACCAGCCGGCGCGTCCCACCGGGCAGCTGGAGGGCGAGATCGCCGACGCTGGCGCGGGCCTCCAGGCTGCCAGCCTCCAGGCGATGATCGACCGCGCGATGGCGCCGATCATGGCCACCGTCGCCAAGCAGGCGGAGCGCATCGCCGAGCTCGAATCCGTCCTCGCCGGCGCCCCCGTCACCGACGACAAGGGCGTCGTCGCCAAGTCCGCGGACGGCGCCGAGCTCCGCCAGCCCGGCCTGATCGACGTCCTGACCAACGTCGGGAAGTCCATCGAGGGCATCGCCGGCCGCGTCTCCGCCATGGAGCGCGCCGTCCCCGCCGGCAACGCCGGCCGCATCGAAACCAACCGCGACACCGCCTCCAAGGCGGATGACGTCGACGCCGCGCTCCGTTCGGCGATCCTCGGAGGTGCCAAGTGAGCCGCTCCACTGCCCAGCTTCTGGCGTCCCTGAACGCCGTCAACAAGGCGATCGGCCTCCCCGGCGCCGAGTCCCTCCCGGTCGGCAAGTCCGACGACGTGAACACCACCTCTACGCTCAGCGCCGGCGGCCAGTTCATGAACCGCAAGGCGGTCCACGGGCTGATCGTGGACGCGGCCGACGACAGCGGTTGGCTCGGCGCCACGTCGATGAAGTTCGTCGACCAGCGCTCCGGCGAGTTCACCGACATGACCATGGGCGACTGGCTCATGGAGCCGGCGACCGAGGGCGAGACGCAGACCGCGTCAAACGTCGCGACCACGGCGAAGATCGAGTACACGACCGCGAAGTTCCACGGGACCGTGTTCTACACCCCCGAGGACGTGCGCGAAGCGGCGGCCAGCGGTGAGGGCGACTTCATCGGCAAGCTGCGCAAGCTGATCGCGATCAGGCTCGGCAGCAACATCGCGCAGCTTGCGATCAACGGCGACACCGACCTCGCGTCCGGCGCGTCGACCCGCGAGAATCGCTTCCTGGGCACCAAGGACGGCTGGCTCAAGCAGATCCGCGACGCCGGGAACGTCCTCTCGACGACCCGCGGCTCCGCCTACTCGATCGCCGCGTTCCAGTCGGCGTACGACAACCTGCCCGAGCGCTACCAGAACGATCCCAACCTCCGCTGGATGATCTCGCCGATGCTTGCGGCGAACGCTCAGTACGCCTTCGCGTCCGCCTGGGCTTCGGCCTCGCAGGTGGCGAACGACGCGCTGCTCAGCCGCCAGCAAGCCCAGATCCTCGGCATCCAGCCGGTGCAGGTGCCCCAGATGAGCCGCACCCAGGGTTTTGCGACCCTGAACGGCTCGACGACCAACGCGGACGCCGTCACCAACCCGAGCGGCACGATCATCAAGCTCCGCGTCGACACCCTTCTCGGCGGCGCCGCGGCGGGCAACGCGGGCCGGAAGATCAAGGTGACCCGCAACTCCACCGGCCTCAGCGAGACCCGGACGGTCACCTGGGACGGGACCAACAACTTCGTGTCGACCGTGGGCGCGCTCGGCCAGGGCAGCATCAGCACCACGGCCAGCGACTACACCCTCGACATCGCGGACTGCGCGTCGATCCTCCTCACGAATCCCCGGAACCTCGTGAACGTGATCGACTCCAGCCGCTTCCGCATGTTCAACAAGTTTGAACAGGAAGCGGACAGGTTCCGCCTGGACTTCTACGTCGAGATGTGCCCGCTCGTGTACCGGCCGGAGGCCGCGAGCATCCAGGACGGCATCATCGTCTCGACGACCTCGTTCGGCGCCTGACGCCCTCTGGGTTGCCCCCTCTGGGGCGGCCCGTTCACACGCTTTGGAGCTGGGAATGTTGTACCTTCTGACCTTCGTTGTCGTCGCCGCATCGGTCACCATCGACGGGGAGCGCGTCCCCAAGGGCTCCGTGATCTCCCTTCGCTCCGACGACCCTCGGGCGGCCGCCTGGGAGGCCTCGCCACGCTTCCGCCTGACCGGCCGCGAGCTGATCGGCTCAGTCTCCTCTGAGGCGACCTCTGCCGCCGCCGCGCACGGGATCGTCGACCGCCTCCTGTCCGCCCTCGCCGACGTCGCCGCTGCCGTGGGCGCACTCGACGAGGCCGGGCGGGCCGCGATGGGCGAGGTCTGGGGCACCCGGCGCGTCGAGGTCCACGACGCCGCCGACGTCTTCGACGCCCTCGACGACCTGCTCCCCGGCCCGGCCGACGAGCCGGAGGCGCCCGCTCCGGTCGTCTCGCTCGACGATCCGCCGTTCGCGCCCGCCCCGGCCGATGACGAAGGCTGGGACACCCCGGCGGCCGCCGCGTCGCACCACGAGGTCCTGGCCGGCCTGCTCGCCGACGACGACGCGACGTTGAAGCTGATGCACGCCGCGATCGAGGGCCTCGGGATCGAGGTCCACCCCACCAAGAAGGCGCAGCGCGAGGCGATCGCCGCGTGGCTCGCCGCCAACCCGGGCTGACGCCCCCTCTCTGGAGACCCCATGCCGAATCTGGATACCGGGCTGAACGCCCTTTCGGTCGCTGAATCTCGCGGCACCCGCCGCGCGCTCGGCGCCCACCTGATGCTCTACCTGGCCGCCGCGCTGTCCAGCACCTCCCTGAAGGTCGCGGCCGCGCCGGGCGAGGTCGTCATCGACCACCGCGTCGCGCAGCTCGCCTCCGCCGAGGCGATCACCGTCTACAGCGGGTCGACCCTCGCCGACGGTTCCTCGATCTCCGCCACCCTCGTCGCCTACTGGGACGAGAGCGCCGGCAAGGTCAAGCGCAAGATGGTGGAGGGCGCCGCCGCGACCACCGGCAGCCAGGCCGCCCCGACCGACGCCGCGATCGAGACCTCGTGCGGGACCGACGCCTTCGTCAAGCTCGGCAGCGTCACGTTCTCCCGCTCCGGCTCGGCGATCTCCGTCAGCCTCGACCACACCGTCCGCCCCCAGGGGGTCTACGCGGATGCCGGCTGGCGCGCCTCGGGCGCCGACGAGGCTCCGGCGGGCGCGATCATCGGTGGCTCGGCCGTCGCGGCGCTGTACCGCCCGTGGGGCAAGATCTGCCACTCCGTGGACGCGGCCGACATCGCCAACGGCGACGTCCTGACCGAGCTGCCGCTCCCGCGCATCTACGGCAAGGTCTCGGCGTGGCGCGTGGTCTGCGAGAAGGCGATCAGCACCGGCGCCAAGACGGCGACGCTGAACCTCGAGATCGGCACGACCAACATCACCGACGCGACGCTGGTCTACGCTGGCACGAAGGCGCTGGGCGTGGTGACCGCCGGCGGCGCCCCGAGTGCGGCCAACACCTTCGTTCCCGGGGACACCCTGTCGATCGAAGCCGCGTCCGTGACCTCGTTCGTCGAGGGCCGCGTGTGCATTGAGATCGACATCGACGCCCGCGTCGACGAGTCCGCCGTCTGATTCGCCCTGGAGGGCCTCGTGCTGTTCCCTGCGTTCGACGCCTGGAAGTATTTCGGCAGCGTCCAGGCAACGGCGCTGACGGCCCTCCGCACCCGCATGGGTAACAGCTACTCGACCGTGACCGACGCGGAGGCTTTGTCCGCGTTGAAGCTCGCGGCCGCCTACCTCCACGGCTACACCGGCCGCGTGTTCCGACCCGTGGCCGCGACTCTCACCGTCGACGGGACCGGCGGGAACCGCCTCCCGCTCCCGCTCCCCGTCGTCTCCGCTGGGCAGCTCGCCGGCGGCGGCGTCACCGCGATCACCCTGCGCGCCTCCGACTCGGAGAGCGACGACACCGACGTCGACCTCGAGCTCGTGGAGGTCAACGAGGGTGCGTGCTGGGGCCCGGACGATCCCCGCCTCGACCCCGTGATCCGCTACCGGGGCGCCTCCGGCCGCTGGCCGGACGGGATCGGGAACGTCTCCGTCACCGCCACTTGGGGCTACGTCGAGGCCGACGGGTCCACCCCCGAGCTGATCCTCGACTGCATCGCCCGTCTGTGCTGCCGGACGCTGATCCCCGTCGATGACGTCGCCTCGCAGGACGACGCTCGCGCCGCTCGCGTGCTCGAAGAGACGACCCAGGGCAGGCACTACAAGCTGTCCCCGCTCGCGGTCTCCGGCGGCCTGACCGGCGACCGGGCTATCGATCAGACGCTGGCCCACTACCGGCGCCCGCCGGCGGTCTACGTCTCCCGCAGCCGCCGCGATCGTCGCTCGCCCTGGAGCATCTGATGCGCGTCCGCCTGTCCCCCGCCTCCCGCCCCCGCGAGGTCGCCGGCCTGCCCCTTCGCCCCGGCGTCTGGACGCTGGTCCCCGAGGCCATCCGCCCCGCCGTGCGCGCGCTGGCGGCCGTCCTGGGCCCGCTGCTGACCGTGGACGACCCGCCGGCCGTCCTGCCCGCCCCGGCCGCCCCTGCGCCCGCTGGCGACGCTCCCGCCCCTGTCGAGAGCCCGCGCCGGCGTCGCTCCCGGGAGGGCTGATGCGCCCGACCCTCATCGGCCGCGAGTGGGTGCGGGTCGCCCCGATCGACCGCTCCGGGACCCAGGTGGACGCCCTCGGGGAGCCGGTGCGGCGGATCGCGCGCGCCGACACGGTCGAGATCCAGGGCCAGGTCAACGAGCAGGTCCGCAACGGCCGCCAACCGGACGCCGCGGGCCCCGAGCTCCCGCTCGTCGCCGAGATCGCCCTCCGCGCCTCCGACGTTGCCGCCTCCGGGTGGACGCCCGCCGACGGCGACCGGATCACCGGCCTGAAGTCGATCGCTCGCGGCGCGACCTGGACGGACACGGTCGGCTGGTACGTCGTCCGCGTCCGACGCAGCGGGAAGCTCGGCCTGGGCTCCGCCGCCGCGCGCGATCTCGTGATCCTCGACGTCGCCGACCGCCCGGGGCGCCGGGCCGCCGAGTCGCTGTGAGCGCCGGCGCGAAGCTGACCGGCGACTGGCGCGCCCTGATGCGCGCGCTGGACCCCGCCCGCGTGAAGGCCGCGATCCACAAGGAGGTGGCGAAGGCGAACGCCCGGATCGGGTTGAAGGGTCGCGCCCTCGTCGTCAAGAGCATCCGCGCCCGGGACTACGCCCCGAACAGCCCGATCACCATCGCGATCAAGGGCAGCTCGGCGCCGCTCGTCGACAAGGGCGACCTGATCCAGTCGATCACCTACTCGGTCCCCGAGTGGTACCGCCTGCGGATCGGCGTCCTCAAGCAGACGCCCGCTCAGCTGAACATCGCGCGCATCCTCCACGAAGGCGCCGTGATCGACGTGAGGAAGCACCCCAAGGTTCGCGCCGCTGTCATGGCTCAGGTGGCGAAGAAGCTCGGAGAGAAGCGCCGGGGCGCGTCGAAGAAGGTCACCACCGAGGCCGCCGCGCAGCTCGCCACATCCCGCAGCCGCCCCGCCGGGCACCTGTGGATCATCCCGGGCCGCCCCTTCCTCCGCCGGCCGCTCACGAGCCCCGCCATGAAGCGGATCGCTCGCGAGGAGTGGCGGATCGCGGTACGCAAGGCCCTGGGCGGCGCCGGCGCTGGCTCCAACTGGCGGGGGACCAAGGGATGACGCGGCAACTCGACGAACGCGTGTGCGACCTGTGGCTCGACCCGGCCAGCTACCTGCTCCGCAACGGCTCGGAGTACATCGACCGGTCGTCCTCGGCCGTCGCCTGGGAGATCGGACAACCCGCAGCGGTCCAGGGCTGGGACCTGCCGGGCAACGAGCGCGCCCCCGCCCGCGCCGTCCTCGCCGCGCCCTACCCGGTCGACAGCACCCGCCGGTGGGCCCGCACGCCCCTCCTGCGGGCCGACGGGATGCGCTCGCTCGTCGCCGTGGAGCTGTTCGAGTCGAAGCCGACCGGGACGTCGACCGCCTACCGGACGTGGGACGGGACGACCCTGCGGTACTGGACGGGCTCGGCCTGGGCGACCGCGACGACGGATTCGCACTGGTCGACGAAGGCCCAGATCGAGGCGAACCTCGCGACGCACCCCGTGACCGCTCGCCGGATCGCGTTCCTGTGCGCGCTCGCGACGACGGATGACGACGTGACTCCGGCGTTCTACGGCGCGCGCGTCGCCTATGGCACCCGGAAGGGCAGCGCCGAGCGGGACATGCTCGCGACCCTCCGCGCCGCCTTGGCCGCCGTGAGGGCCTTCGGCGCGGTGGAATGGGAGTGCCAGGGCAACGGCGCCCCGCAGTCGTTGAACCAAGGCGAAACGTCGTACATCTGGACAGACGCCGACGCGGTGATCCATCTCGACAACGAGGAGTCGACCCACACCGGAACGTTTGTGGCCGGTGTTGACGCGACGTGGACGCCGACCGTTCACGACCACCTGAACGGCCACATCCTGCGGTTTGAGGGCCGGTACTCGCTCCGCGTGGCGGTCCACAACCACCGCGACGTCAGCGCGATCCAGGCGACGCCAACGGTGCTCCTGAGCCTCCAGGGCGACCCGGAGATCGGCCCGCCGGACGGCTACGCCCTCATTCGCTCGACGGCCGCCTCGCCCGTCACCGCCCGCCGCTACGCCGGCGAAACGCGCCTCTCGACGACGCTCGGCGTCCGCATCATCGCCGAGCTCCAAGACGACCTCCGCGAGATCGCGACCTCCCTGCGCGCCTACCTTGGCCCGGCGCGGTATCGCTCCCTCGTCAGCCAGGAGACGGGAGCCGTGATCGACGTCCGCGAGATCAGCGCGTTCAGAACCGGGAACGAGGGCCTGAGCGCCGGCGTCCCCGAGTCGGCCGCGACGTGGCGGGTGTCCTACTCGGCCGGTCCGCTCTCCGTGTCCACCGTGGTCCTATCAGGGACCGTCTCAACTGCTCTGGAGGAACCATGAGTATCCGTGTGTTCGGCGCTATCCGCGCCCCCGGATCCCAGGTCCGGGAGATGCCGGCCGATCAGCCGCGCCGCCCCGGGACCCTGGGGACGTCCGTTCTCGTCGGGGCGTTCCGCTCCGGCCCGCTCGACGAGGTTGTCCGCTGCGCCTCGCTCGCCGAGTTCAGCCGCATCTTCGGCGGGATCACCCGCGAGTCGCAGGCGCCGCTTGCCGCGCAGCACTGGTTCTCGATGAGCCAGGGCGCCGGGGAGCTGTGGTGCGCCCGCGTCGCCGACGGCGATCAGGTCTCCGCCTCCCTCCCGGTCCGCTCCCGCGCCGCCGCGACGTCGGTGGTCGAGATCTCCGCCGTCACCCCGGCCCCCGTGATCGCGACCGTCTCCGCCGACAACGGCGGGCGCCGCGGCGGGCGCCGCAACCGGACGACCGGTGACGTGACGCTCTCCAGCGCGATCAGCGGGTCCACGATCGACCTCGCCCACACCATGGTCAAGGACGCCTGGAAGGGCGCTTCGATCTCGTTCCCCTACGACAACGCCACCTGGGTCGGCACCGTCGAGAGCAACACCACCGCCGGCGTCCTGACCGTCGCGGGCGGGTTCCCGAGCGGCCTCTCCTCGGGGACCGATGGGCGCTACGTCCTGTGGCTCGACAACGTGAGCGACCTGACGGGCAACCGCGAAGGGCTCGCCGTCGAGATCTACGACGCGGCCGCCGATGCTGAGCGCTTCGGGCTCGGGGTGTTGCGCGACGGCGCCACCGTCCGCAGCTACGACGGCCTCCACCTCGACGACGAAGACGGCGCCTACTGGAAGACGCAGCTCAGCCAGGACGCCATCAACTACGAGGTCCAGGTCGACGACGCGGCCTTCAGCGGCGACCCGAACGCCGCCCTGAACCGCCCGGCCAACTGGGCCGGGATCGTGAAGCCGGGGACGACCGTCAGCAGCACGATCGAGCTGCTCACCGTCGGCTGGACGCGATCCGGCACGGGGAACCCGTACATCGACATCATCAACGATGTCACCTGGGGCACCGATCCGAAGCCCTGCACCGTGACCCTCACGTTCACGAGCTCCACCGCGTTCGACGTGAGCGCCACCTACGCCGATGGCGGCACCGCCCGGAACCTCCCGAGTGGCACCGTGGGCAGCGCGTATGCCGCTCCGAACGCCTTCCTCCCCGGGTTCACCGTCCGGGCCGGCGGGACGGGCGCGGACACCGACACCGTGATCGTCTTCACCGTGCAGGCGCTCCCGAGCGGCCTCGCCGGGCGCCGGGGCTACCTGTACGCCGCCGCCGCCCCGAGCCAGGGCAACCAGCGGCTCAAGTGGCGGATCACCGGCAACACCCACAAGGCGGTGACCCTAGAGTCGAGCCCCGGCAGCGATATCGACGTCGCGCAGCCGCCGACCTTCACCGGGTCGGTCGCCGGCACCTACGACCTCAGCAGCGGCACCAAGACCGTGATCCTGAACGTCGGCGGGCGGGGGAACATCACCCTCACCTCGTCGCTTTCGGGCGCGACCACGACCGCCGCCGCGCTCGCGGCCGACCTGAACGCGCAGGAGCTGTCCCGCGTGTCGAGCGTCGCCGCCGACAAGACGGTGGTGTTTGAGGCGACCAGCGACAACAAGATCAAGGTGACCGCGCTGCAGGACTACGGATCGGCCGCCACGATCGTCGTCGGGAACGGCGGGCTGAACAGCAAGCTCGGGTTCACGAACGGCAACAGCTACGCCGGCACCGACGGCCAGATCCTCCGCCTCCAGTGGGCGCAGGAGCTCTCCGGCGGCGTCGACGGCTACGCCTCCCTGGCCGCCGCCGACTACGAGGCCGCCCTTGCCATCGGGCCGAGCGCGATCCTGTCGTCCCTCGACAGCCTCTCCACGGGCGCCATCGTGGCCGCCGTCCCCGGCGTGACCACCGCCTCCGTGCAACAGGCGCTGATCGCCTGGGCCGCCGCCAAGAACGCCCTCGCGGTCTGCGAGATCGACGACGCCACCACCACCGAGGCCGGGGCGCTCGCCGAACACGCGACGAACCTCGCGGTCGGGGCGGACCAAGACTACAGCGTGACGTTCTTCCCGTCCTACGTCAAGATCCGCGACCCGTTCGCGGTCAACGTGGCGCGGCCCGGCACCTACACGTGCACCGCGACGGGCCTGCTCCTCGGCGCCCGCGCCCGCCAGGTGTCCGACGCCAACAGCCACGCGATCGCCTTCGCGCGGCTCGGCCTCAACCCGATCGCCCTCGACCTCCCGACCGGGGATCGGTCGCTGGACCTCGAAGCCCTCAACTCCTACGGCCTGATCGCGCTGCGCAAGCGCGGCCCGCAGATCGAGAGCTGGGGCGACCGGATCGCCGGGTACAACGGGACGCTTCCGTTCGCCCACAAGCGGATCGCGCTGTCCCACATCGGCCGGGTGCTGCTGACCGAGACGGAGAGCCTGGTGTTCCAGCCGCTTTCCGTCTCCCTGTTCGCCGAGGCGCGCCGCGTCGTCCGCGACCTGTTCCTCCCGTGGTACCGGGCGGGCTGGTTCGACGACGCTCGCGGCTCCGGGTTTGAGGACCAGGTGTCGATCAAGGTCGACTCGTCCAACAACACCGCCGCCACCCGCGCCGCGGGCGAGCTCCACATCGAAATCGCCTTCACCATCCGGGGCACCTCGGAGCGCGTCGTCTTCACCGTCAACCCGGGCGGCGTGTCCGCCGATAGCGAGGTCGCATGAGCAACATCAAGGGCGAAGTGCTGCCGGGCGCCGCGCCGCGCTCCAAGTTCCGCGTGACCGTTGCGGGGCTCCCGCCGTTCTACGCCTCCAAGTTCGCCGGGCTCGAGAGCGAGCTTGAGACGGTGGAGCTTGCCGATCGCACCATGCAGTCGGCCGGGCACACCAAGGCGAGCACCGCCGACGTCTCCGGCTACGTCCACCACAGCGTCGAAGCCGCGGCCTGGGATGCCTGGTGGGTGCAGTCGCAGGCGGGATCGCCCGGCTACAAGCGCGCCGCCACCGTCGAGGTCATGGGCGCTGACGACGTCCCGGTCGCGATCTACGCGCTCGCCGGGATGTTCCCGACCAAGTGGTCGTTGGGCGACCTCGACAAGACGTCCACCGAGGCGACCGAGATCGTCTACTCCTGCTCCATCGACAGCGTGATCAAGACGCTCTGAGCCCTCGCCTGTCTCCCAGCGCCCCGGCGGCCCTTGTGGCTCCCGGGGCGCTTCCGTTTCGGGCGGGCTACGCCGTCCCAGCGGGCGCCGGTCGGTCGAGCATCCCAGCCTCCGGCTGGCCGGTCGCCTGCTCTGGAGGTTGGGAATGCACGACAACATCACCCCGGGCGAGGCCCGGCTTTCCGAAACGCCGACAACCGCGATCCGCATCCGCGACCTCGGCATGACTCCCACGACGCGGATCCCCTTCGGCTGGCGCCGGCGGAACCTCGGGCTCCACAAGGCCATCGGCGAGGCGAAGGCCGGCGACGCCCGCGGCCTCGTCCAGCGGATCGCCGCGGCGCTCTCGACCTGGCGCGGGATGCCCGTCGCCGACGCCGACCGCGGGCGCCTCGCCGGGGAGCTGCTCGGCCTGCCCTCGGGCGACGTCGAGACGCTGACGATCTCGCTCCTCGCCCACCTCCACCCCGACGGCGTCCAGTGGGCGCACACCTGCCCCGCGTGCAAGCGCTCGTCGACGCAGACATACGACCTGGGCGCGGCGGAAGTCGCCTGCTGGGGCGGCGCTGGCGAGCCGCCAGGGGCGCTCTACGCCCTCCGGGAGCCCGTCACCCTGGGCCCGGCCGTCGTGCGGGTCCTGACCCTGTCTCCGCCCTCGCACGGCGGCCTGTACGCCCACCATCGACCGGGCGCGGTTAACGTCGCGCAGCTCCTTGCCGACGCGATTGAGTCGGGCGTCACCGGGACCGACGACCCGCGGATCGGGCGCCTCCCGACGGCGGCGGTTGAGGACCTCGACGACCGCGACGCGGCGGCCATCGATCGGGCGCTCCAGGCGATCACCCTGACCGTGCAGGGCGCGGCGGAGACGACGTGCCCTGCCTGTGGGCATACCGTGTCCATCCCGTTGCGGGCCTTGTCCGGTGTTTTCTGATGCCGTCCGGGAGGCCGGGATCAGCGGCGCCGACTGGATCCGCTGGTTCGCCCGGGCGGCGGAGGCCTGCGGCGGGCTGGGCGGGCCCGCCGGATTCAACGCGCTGACGATCGAGGAAGTCCGCGGCCTGTTTGACGAGTTGGCCACGATCTCCGAGGAGCGGGCGCGGGCAATGAGCCGGCGGTGAGCTTCAGGTCTCGTCCGGCGGGCTGTAGGTGTGGCGCTGGAGTGCCCGCCGCATCCGCCGGGGCAGCGGGTGGCGGACGACGAAGGCCCGAACGGCGGCCCACCCTCGGCAGAGCGTGCCGTCCAGCGGCGAGTGACAGGCGAACGATCCGCCCTCCGATGCCGCTTTCAGCAGGTCCATCTGCGTCTGAGCGCAGCCGTTCGGCACCGTCCCCGGGCGGCACGCGCAGGTCGGGCACATGCTGCTTCGGATCCGGATCTCGCGAGGCATGGGCCGATCACCCAGGGCCGCCACGATGATCCGCTCTCCGGCTTCCGCCATCGCCGCGACCCGCCCACCGAGCGCGCGACCCGCAGGCGAGACGCGTTCCAGGTCCTGAGTGGCCGCCTTGATCGCGCGTTGAAGTTCCCGGGTCACGGTTCGCCTCGCTCGACGGTCGGAGGCGGGCAGCGGCACACAAAGCGCCCGTCCAGCTTCTCGATCCGTGCGTCCAGCGACCCGCACATCGCCTCCAAGCCTGAGGCGCGCTCGGGGCGTAGGATTTCCTCGCGGCACACCCGCACTGTAGGCACGGGAAGCCCGCAACCCGTGACAACGGCAAGCAGCAGGGCAACGGCCCATCCACGCGGCGTCATTCCGCCACCCCGGCCGTTCGCAGCTTGTTCGCGATGTCGCGCAGCGCGATGGCGAGTCTCCCGTGGCTACCATTGTCGTCCTCCCCATAGTGGCCCTGAGCAACCCTGGCCGCGAGGTGAATGACTTCTCGGATCGCGTTGCGGGCCACTGTACGCGCCTCGTCCCGCTCCCGGACGACCCGATCGAAGTCGGCGATCGCCTGGGCGGCGGTGTCCTGGGCTGCGTCGCGCTCGGCGCGGGCCTGGTCGCGCTCGGCGGTGAGGGTGGCGACCGGGTCGGCGTACTCGACCACCTCCGACCGCGACACATCGGCGCCGTCCTCGTCGACGTCGGGGACCAGCGTGTGGCGCTGGAGTGGGTACGCGACCCACAGCACCGGCGCGCTCTCGGCGTCCTCCGGCCACTCGCCATCCGACCACGCGTCGCTCTCCATCTCTTGAACGATGGCATCGAACCGGATGACAGCATCGTCCTTGGAATCCCGCTGGTCGTACTCGTCTCCCGTCCACAGGAGCCACATCGGTTCGCCGACCGACAGCACCGGCTCCGGCCGCGCGAACCCGCCGCGCCCGTCGGCAACAGACCCGCAGCCGTCACAGATCGCGCCCTCGAACCGCTCTTGCCCGGTGCACCGATAGCAACCCGTCTCACCCATGCCGCACCTCCATCCTCACCACCGACCATCCCCCGCCGAGCGACCACCGCCCGGCCGGATCCCTGTCCACCGCCGCTTGCGCGGCCTTCTCCTGCGCCGCCAGGCGGGCCGCCTCAGCCTCCAGGCTCGCGCCCTCCAGCGTCAGTTGCGGGCCGTGCTCGGGCGCCTCCCGGGCGCGCTCCCGCGCCTCGGCCGCGGCTTGGCGGGCCGCGAGCCACCGCTCGGCGGGGTTCACGACTCGCCCCGCCGGATCAGCGCCAGGATGCTCCACATCGTCGCCGAGTGCGGCGTGCCACACTTCCGGCACCGCAGGAGCATCCGCGCCGCGTCGTAGTCCGTGAGCGGCGCCCCGCAGGGACCGCACGGCACCGTGACGATCTCGGCCGTTCCGGCCCGCAGCGCCCGCAGGAGCGGCCAGATCGGGCGCCAGATCGAATGCTCCACGGCGGGCCGCATCACCGCCACCCCGCCGGCGCCGACCGAGGTGATCAGCGAATGCCGGGGCAGATCACCGCGCCGGATCGGCTTCTCCCGGATGACCATCCCCGGGCGGAGCTTCCGCGCGCTCACAGCGCACCCCCGTCCTTCGCCGCCAGAACCACCCGCGCCCCACACGCCACCTCAGCAAGCATCTGGCCCATGACGAGCGCCTGCTCGACGGCCGCGTCGTCCTCCCCGGGCTTTGGGATGGCGATCACGCCGTGGGCGTGATCGTCGGTGGCGCGCCAAACGACGTCGTCACCGTCGATGGTGACTTCGGCCAGCGTCTCGTGGGTGATCCGCTGGCGCACGAGGCGCCGCGTCTCGCCGATGTCCCAGGAGATGCGGGAGCGCTGCGCCTCGGCAAGCTGGGCGCGGAGGCGGGCGATCTCGGCCTTGGCGTCGTCAAGGTTGCCCCGCAACGCTTCCGTCTCCCATGCCGGCGGGACCATCTTCGCCCGCTGGTCGTCAAGCACGCGCTCGGCGGTGAGGCGCGCAACCTCCATCGTCGAGACGTCGAGGCGGCCCTTGAGGTCGGCCGCTTCGGCCTCCGCCCGCTCCTTCGCGGCGCGGTCGTCGTTGTACAACCGCTCGATCCGCCGCAGGTTGTGGATGCTGTGCAGCGCGGTCACGGCCCGGTCGACGATCGCATCAACCGTGGTCGGAGGCGGGTTCGGACCCGGGATCGCCATCTCGATCAGCGTGAGGGCTTCAAGGGCGTACTCGCGCGACGCGTCAACCCTTACCGTGACCGCCGCGTTGCTCGGCGCCGGGGCGGGCGGCAACGGCGCGGCAACGGGCGCGACCGGGGCGAGCGACTTCCGGCCGGCCGGCGTGATCCGAACCATGCCGCCGACAGCGAGGCAAAGCCCCGCCCGGATGAGCCCCGAGATCACACCGTTCACGAGCCGGTGCTCACCCGGCTCCGCCTGGATGGCGCGGCAGATCCCCGCGCGGTGGAGCCCGTCCGGCTCCGCCTCCAAGGCGCGCAGGATCGCGGCCCGCAGCGCCCTCGTTTCATCGGTCTGCTGTCCCATGGTTGTCTCCTCAGCCCGCGCCGCGCAGTCGCGGCACAGGCGGTAGGTGGTTGGCGCCCGGTGCCGTCGGTCGGCCCAGGTGATGATCGCGGCACTCAGGCCGCACGTCTCGCAGAGCAATCGGTCCTCCCGCCGCTCGTCTGGAGCCTACCCGGTGCGCGATTCCCGCGCAAGTCTCGCCGCGAGATAGCGGGCCGCATGGAGGCGCGATGGCGGGCGAGGAATGGGGCATCGGGGCGGAGTTCCTGTTTTCCGCCGACAAGGGCATCGCCGAGATCAACCGGGCCGGGAAGGCGGTGGAGGGCCTCGCCGGGCAGCTCGGCGGCCTCGACGGGCGGATCAAGGTCGGCTCCCAGCGGATGGGCGGGCTCGGCCGGGAGGCGGCTGGAGCGTCCAGCGTGTTCGCAGGCCTTCAGACGCACGTCAGCGGGGTCGCTTCCGGCCTGGGCATGATCACCGCCGCCCTCGCTCCGCTGGGGTTGGCGTTCGGGTTCGCCGGCGCCCGATCGTCCGAGCTCGCCGCGACCCTCGAACAGAACATGGTCGGGTTCGAGACGTTCCTCGGCGACGCTGCGACCGCTCGCCGAATGATCAACGACATCCGCCAGGAGGCAGCGCGCACGCCGTTCGGCGAGGCGGACTTGATCCAGGCGAGCCAGCGAATGCTGGCGATCACCGGCGACAACGTGGAGGCGAACATGCGCCTCCTGAAGATCGCCGAGACGATGGCGGCGATCGACCCCTCGCGCACGGTCGGCGACGCGGCGCTCGCCCTCAACGACGCCCTCAGCGGCGGCGGGATGGCGCGTATGACCGAGTTCACCGGGTTCGCGATGAAGATGGAGCAGTTCACCAGCGCCGGCGCGGCGGGCTCCAAGGCCTACATGGACGCGGTCGAGGCGGAGATCCAGAGCCGGATCCAGCGCCTCACCGGCGGGCGCGACCTGGTGCAAGCGCTGTCGACGACGTTCACCGGCCGGCTTTCGACGTTCAGAGACCAGCTCGACATGACCCTGACGACCATCGGCGCGCGTCTCAACGACCGGCTCGGCGCCGCCCTCGACGGCCTGGCGGGGCGCGTGTCCTCGATCTCCCCGATCGTCGTCCGGGCGGTCGACGAGATGGCGGGCGCCTTCGATCGCCTCTCGGCCTCCACCGTCGGCCCGATGATGACCCGGCTCGGCGCGTGGTGGGACTCGCTGGGCGCGGGCGGACAGACGCAGGTGGCGAAGCTCGTGATCGGCTTCGGGGCGCTCGCCGCCGTCCTTGTCCCCGTCGGCGCGGCCGCGGGCCTCGTCGCGCTCGCCCTGTCCGGCCTCGGGCCGATCTTCACTGCGATCGGCGCGATGGGCGTTGGCGGCGTCCAGGCGCTGGGCGCCGGTCTCGCGTTCGCCGCGCTCGGCGGGTGGGACCTGTACAACGTCCTCAGCGGCTGGATCATGCCCGCGATCGAGTCGGTGCGGCTGGCATGGGGCGAGGCGTTCGACGCCCGGTCGATGGAGGGCCTGAGCCTTGCCGCCGTCGCGCTGGGGCAGGTCATCGGCGCCGTCGTCGGGGGCGGGATCGTCCTGCTCGGCGCCCTCGGGACGCAGTTCCTCGCCATGGTCGACATCGCGATCAGCATCGTAGAACCGTTTCTTGCGTCGATCTTCATGATCGGCCGGGGCATCGGGGAGATGCTGGCCGGCACCGAGGGCGGCTTCGCGACCTTCCTCCTCGGCGGCGTGGGCGGCATCGTCGCCTCGTTCGTCTCCGGCGCGATCGGCCTCGTGCTCGGCGCGATGGAGTTGCTGATCCGCTCGTTTGGCGCGATGGTCGACGCCATCCCCGGGGCGCGCGCGATCTTCGGCGGGACCGACTTCGGGGCGGGGACCCTCGCGACGCTCCGCCGGGACCTCAGCAAGCAGGTCGAGGACACCGTCCGTAACTCTTCGGCCAGTATGAACGCCGCGAAGGCCCGGGAGCGGGCGAACGTCAAGGTGGACCTCGGCGAAAGCGCGATCGAGGTGAACGTCGGAGAAACCGTGATCGAGGCGGACGGCCACGAGATCGCTCGGGCGCAGGGGAAAGCGGCGGTCCGCAACGGGGAGCGCGGCACGGGGCGCCCGGTCACCGGCAACGCGACGGGCCGGGTGATCCGCCGTGGGTCGAGCGAGATCGGCGCCCTCGGGCCGCTGGAAGCGGTGTCAGCGCTCTGACGGGATATCGCGCCTCAGGAGGCTCCCCATGGCAGGCAGCAGCGGCGACAACCGGACGTGGCGGATCGTCTCCCTCGACCCGGAGGTCGGGATCCTCCTCCAGAGCCCCACCCCGCTCGCCGACGGGACGTCTCGCGACCTCTCCCCGTCGGTCAACGTCGAGACGCCGGCCGGGGCGGCGGGCCCTCAGGCACAGTGGGTCAGCGGCCCCACGGGCACCGTCCGCGTCTCCGCGACCTGGGCGGCAGTCGACACCTCCGTCGACCTGAGCGGCACGCTGGCGGCCGTGGAGCGGCTGACCGCTCGCGATCCGGTCCTCGGCCGCGCGCCGCGGGTGCGCCTCGAGGATGGGCCGTCGGTGGTCGAGGGCTTCGTCACCTCGCTCCGCCTCACCCTCGCCCGCTGGGCGGTCGCCGGGACGCTGCGCCTCATCGTCGCCGAGCTGGAGATCGTGCCGGCCGCCCGCGTCGTCGTCGAAACGGAGCAGCCGGCGCTCCGGGAGACGACGTGGGTGCAGATCCCCGAGGGCGGGACCTGGGAACACCTCGCGGCCCGCCTTCTCGGCGACCCCCTCCGCGGCACGCTGATCGCCGATCTCAACCCCCGGGAGGCGGTGTACGGCTTGGAGGGCGGCGACCGCGTCCGAGTGTTTGAGGCCGAGCACCCTGCCATGCGCAAGCGGATTGCCCCCGTCGCGCCCTGCTTCGTCGGCGACTCCTGGCGCGCCGCTCTCCAGGCGCTCGCCGAGGACCGGGGCACCACCACCCGCGGCATGGACTACGCCCGCCACCCTGACGGGGGCGCCTGATGGACCTCTCCGCGCCCCGCTGGGAGCTGGAGGTCAGCCCCGGCGTGTTCCTCTCGGCCGACCTGAAACGGCTGGTTCGGTCGGTCACCTGCGACGCCACCCTCGACGGCGCCGATGAGCTCGTCGTGCAGGCGGACGGCTGGGACTCCATCGATCGCCGCTGGCGCCTCATCGGCGAGACCATCCTCGGCCCCGGCTCTCAGGTGGTGCTTTGGGCAGGCGACGGCCGATCCCTCAGCCCGATGCAGCGCTTTCGCATGGCGCGCGAGGAAGTCAACTACGGGCCGGGCGGCGCCAAGGTGACCCTCCGCGGCTACTCCGCCGAGGCCCGTTTCGCCGAGGCCACTGAGCCCCGCGTGTGGTCCGGCCCGTCCGTCGACTCCGAGATCGCCCGCGAGCTCGCCGGGATCCACGACTGCGCCGTGACCGCGACGTCGCTCGACCCGACCGGCGAAGTCCAGGGCGGTCGACTGAAGAAGGCCGGCGACACCGATTGGAGCTTCCTCCAACAGATCGCCGAGGCGAACGGCTACGGCGCGCCCTGGGTCCGTTACGACGCGGACACCGGGCGGGACGTCCTCCACTTCCGGGCGCAGCGGCTTGATCAGCAGCCCCACGTGGCGACCTTCCGCCGGGCCGTCCCCGTCCCGACCCTCCTGCAGTTCTCGCCGTCGCTGAGCCTCCAGGGCATCCCGACGGCCGTTGAGGTCGTAGGCTGGGATGCGGGCGCGGGGCAGCCGTTCCGCGTGGTCGCCCGGGTCAACGGCGCGGCGGGCGAGACGACGGTGCAGATCGGCCCCGACGTGGGGCGCCTCGACGAGCCGATCACCTCCGGGGGCAAGGCCCGCGCTCGCGCCCTCCGCGACGGCGGCGCCGACCCGGACCGCCCTGAGGTTCGCTACGTCCCGAGCGCGTCGACCCCCGAGGCCGCGGAGGCCTGGGCGCGGCGGTGGCTCAGGACGCAGTCAACGGCGGCTCAGACGGCCCGCGCAACGACCGTCGGCCACGTCGACGCCTGGGTCGGCCAGGCGCACCGGTTCGCTGGTCTCGCCCCGCACCATGAGGGCCTGTGGTTCGCGGTCGGGTGCCGGCACTCCTGGTCCTCGGCGGGCTACCGCTGTGACTGGGACCTCGAGCGCATCGTGGAGGAGCAGCCGTGACCTGGTACAGCGCCGTGGTGGTCGACAACGCCGACCCCGACCAGCGGGGGCGCCTGCGGCTGCGCATCCCGGGCCTCCTGGGGCCGGATGGCATTGCCCCCGACTGGGTGCCCGCCCGCGTCGTCGGGGGCGCTGCGGGCCGCGCTGTGGGCCTCTGGTGGTGCCCTCCCGTCGACGCGATCGTCCTTGTGGAGGTGGACGGCGCCCGGATGGTCTGGAGCGGCGGCGAGATCAGCGGCTCAACGAAGCTCCCCGCCGAGCTCCTGGAGGGCTACCCGCGCCGGTCCGGGCTGACGTCCCCCGGCGGCGGGACACGGGTGTTCCTCGACGAGCGAGATCCAGGCTTCGGCGTCATCCTCCCCGCCGGCGCGAAGGCGCTGATCGGATCCGCCAACGCGGCGATCGCGGTCGCTCGACACCCCGAGCTCGCGGCGTGGATCTCGGCGATCACCGCCTGGGCAACGGCGCACACACACGTCGACCCCATGACCGGGACGACCGGCACTCCGGTAGCCGCGCCGCCCGCTGAGCCTGACTTTGACTCGACCACCCTGTTCGTGCGGGACTGACCGATGACGATGAACGCCACCCGGCTCGGAAACGCCATCGTCGACGGCATGATCGCGGCGGGGTCCACGTTCTCCGGCGCGCAGGAGACGGCCACCAAAGTCAACATGCGCGCGCTCGCGCAGGCCGTGATCGACGAGATCGAGGACTACTACAGCGGCGGGGGCGGCGGGACGCCCTCCGACGACGACCCGCAGCCCCTCGGGACGGCCGACCCCGGGACGGCGACCGCGTACAGCCGGGGCGATCACGTCCACGCAATGCCCGACGCGGCGGACGTCGGCGCGCTGTCCAGGTCTGGAGCCAACTCCCCGAGCGCTAACATCAACTGGGGCGGCTACCGGATCACGAACCTCGGCGCGGCCTCCGCCGGCTCAGACGCGACGACGCTCGACCAGGTGCAGGCGTTGATCACCGGCCTCGCGTGGCAGAAGCCGGTCATCTCCGCGACGACCGGCACGCCCCCAGCAATGCCGACCACCGGCGATCGGTACATCGTCCCGGTTGGCGCCGGCGGCGGCTGGGCGACGCTGGACGACCTGATCGTCGAGTGGGACGGGTCGGTCTGGGATCAGACGACGCCCGCCGAGGGCTGGACCGTCCCTGTTCAGGACTCCGGCGCCGATCTTCGCTACGATGCCGCCTACCCGGGCGGATCCTGGGTCAACCTCGGCAGCAGCATCGACCACGCGGCCTTGATCAACCGCCCCTGGGCGGCCTCGGGGCACACCGGCACCGCCTCCCGGCTCGCTGGCTTCGACGGCTCCGGAGTGGCCGCCTACTACCAGATCGGCGCGGACGTTCAGGCGTACAACGCCAACTTGGCGCAGTTCGCCGGGCTGTCCCTTGTCGCCGACCGCCTGCCTTACGCCAGCGGCGCCGGGACGCTCGCGCTCACGACCTTGTCCGCGTTCGCTCGGACCATCCTCGACGACGCGGACGCCGCGGCGGTCCGAACCACCATCGGCGCCGGGACGGGCTCGGGCGACGTTGTCGGGCCGAGTTCGGCAAGCGACAACCACCTCGCGCGATACGACGGCACTGGGAAGCTCCTCCAAGATAGCGCGGTTCATCTAACCGATGCAGGTGCTCTACGGCCCGCGACCACGGATACCCAGCAGATCGGGAACAAAGATTATACCTGGCAGGAGGCCTGGTCGCTCCAGTACAGCGGCAAGGAGCAGGCGACGGTTCAGGCGCCGAGCGGCGGATGGACCGGACGCTGGGCGTTCTGGGGCCGCACCGGGGCGCCCTCCGCTCCGATGTACACGGACGACGCCGGGACTTCGGCGCGGCTCGCTCGCGTGGCCGACCACATCGCCGACCCGTTCGCGGGCTACGGCGATGCCACTGACCCCGGGTGGGGCCGATTCTGGGTCAGCGGCTCAAGCGCTTCAACTTCGCCGCTTACCGGCTCGACGGCCGGGCTCTGGGGCAACGCGGCATCCACCGGAACGCCTACCTACAGCACGACATACAGCAGCACCTACGGGTACTATTGCTCTTGGAACACATCGACGACCACGCCCCGCGGGCCGTACACGGGCACCTCCACGTGCGCCGGGACCTATGACTCGCTGCTGAAGTCGCGGACCATCGCCGTGTTTGCCGGCGCGTCGGTGTCAACGACTCGAATGTTCGTGGGCTTCGCCGCCTGGGGCGCGCCGGATGCCATCGCCGGCGCCACCACCAGCGTGCTCGCCTGCGTCCGGTTTGGGTTTTCAGGAACGTCGATCGTCGCCATCTGTGCCGATGGGACCAACCGAACCCCCGAGACGTTTACCCAGACCGTTGCAGACAACACGCCCTATGCCTATGAGATTGTGCCCAGGTCGGGCTCGGTGACGTTCAATCTGTACAGTTTTGCGCCCTATGAGCAGGACGGACGCTACACGCTGATCGAGTCCAAGACAATCTCGACCAATCTCCCGAGCGGCGCCACGCGCGCAAACTACCTCATCGCCGCGCAGGCCACGTCGGGCACCCCGCAGGCGCACCTTTGGGGCGTGAGCACCGCGAGCGTGCTCGCCTGATACCGACCGCCGGCGGACGTGGTAGGGCGCGTCAGGAGGCGCGATGCGCTCAATCCAGTGGCCCCCCGACCTGACGACCGGCCGACCCGCCCGCGTCGATGGCGCCGACGCGCTCCGGCAGGTGATCGCGCTTTCCCTCCTGGGCGATGCATCGGCCGACCCCTTCGGGCCCTCCCGCGGCCTGACCCGCCCCGATCCGGCCTGGCGCGACGACCGCGACCTCGCCGGCCGGGTGCGCGACGTGTTCGCGCGCCTTGCCAGCGAGAAGCGCGCCGAGCTGCTCGACGTCCGCGTCTCGCGCGGCAACGGGCGCGCCGCCGTCCAGATCGACTATCGGGACCTGGAGCAAGGCGATCGCCGCGCGATGGAGGTGGCCGTTGGCTGAGGTCCGTGATTTCCCGTTTGCCAGTTTCTACCAGCCGGAGACGCTGCGCTTCCTCCAGTCGGCCAAGCGCCGTGACCTGCCGGAGCACACCGAGACGGACCCCCGCGACCCGATCAACGCCGTTCTCGGCCTGATGGCGCTGGTCTCGCACCTCCAGGCGGTCCGGACGGATCACGTCGCCCGGGAGGGGTTCATTGGCTCGGCTCGCCTCCGCTCGTCGATGATCGCCCTGGGCGCCCTGGTCGATTACCGCCTCGACGGCCCGACCCCGGCGGAAGCCGAGGTCCTGGCGACGCTCACGACCACCTGGAGCGGGACGCAGACCGTCGTCCGCGCCGGGAGCCAGTTCGCGACCAGCGCCGGCCTTGTCTACGAGTACGACGAGGCGGACGACCTGGAAGCGATCGACGTCGGGACCCTCTCGCTCGTCGAGGACAACGGCGGCGTCCAGAGCGCCTACACCCTGGGCGCGACGCTCTGGGGCGGGACGCCGAGCACGGGAGACGCGCTCTACCTCGGCCACGCAGACGCCATGTTTGACGGCGCGGATCTCAGCGTCACCGCGACCGGCGGCGGGCTCGTCGTGGATGGCGTCTGGGAGTACTACGACGACCTCCGAGAAGTCGCCCCGGACGCCGTTTCCGTGGCGGGCTCCAACCTGGAGATCACCGTCAACACCGCGCTCACCGGTAGCGCCACCCTGAGCGCCGCGCCCTACCCGACCGGGGCGTCGGTGACGGTCACCTGCCTCCGGACCGGGATCGCCGCGACGCTGACCACGACCGGAAGCTCGACGCAGATCGTGACGACGAGCGGCTACCTCGGGCAGACCTCGCCAAGTACCAACGCCGACGACTACCTTGTCCGCGTCGCGTGGCCAGTCGTCCCGTCGCTGACCGAGCCTGACGGCGTCGCCGCATCCTACGGCGACCTCTCGACCGATGGCGCCTACGGGTGGGAGATCCCACAGGGATCCGACCGGCGGTGGGCCAAGACGACCGTGAAGTCGACCTCGGCCTACTGGGTCCGCTACCGCGTGATCTCCGCCTCCGTCGGCTCGCTGACCCGGAAGGTGGACGCGGTCGACGCCACCGGCTCGGAGTGGGCCGTCCTGTTCCCGGTCCGGCAGGGTTCCACCGTCTCGGAGATCCTGGGCGTCGCGACCGGCGCGGCGTCGGAGTCGTGGGCGCTGTCCTCGTCGCCGCTGATCTCCGTCTCGTCCGTCTCCGTTGGGGATGACTTGTGGACGGAGGTTCGGACGTTCCTCGACGCCGCGGCGTTCGACCGCGTCTATACCGTCGTGGAGCAGCCCGACGAGACTGTGAGGATCACGTTCGGCGACGGCGAGCGGGGGCGTTTGTTGCCCGCCGCCTCCACCGTGCGCGTCGTCTACCGGGTGGGCGGTGACGTCTCTGGGGACGTGGAAGCCGGGACCATCGTCCACGACCGCAGCGGCAACGGGCGGATCCGGTCCGTCACCAACCCCCGCGCCGCCTCCGGCTGGGTCGCTGCCGAGGGCTCCACCGAAGCCGATCTCAACCGCCTCCGCAGCGCGATCCCGGCCTCCATTCGCGCGCGGAACCGAGTGGTCACCGCCGAGGACGCTGCGCAGCTCGCCGAAGCGTTCGAGACGTCCGACGGATCAGCGCCGGTTGCTCGGGTGCTCGCGCTGGAGGAGGGCGCCGGCCCCAAGACGATCCAGCTCGTGTGCGTCGGCCCCGGCGGTCTGACGCCCGCGTCCGCCGACCTCGCCGAGCTCGAGGCCTACTTCCGCGGCACTCAGACCGGGTGGGAGGTCAGCGGCGGCGTAGCCCTCGCCAACATGCAGATAGAAGCGGCGGCCTTCACCCCGGTCGCCGTCAACGTCACGGTCACGCTGTACGTCAAAACTGGCTTTGGCGCGGCGGCGGAGACCAGCGCTCCCGTTCTCCTCCGGTCGCTGCTGTCTCCGCTCGCCCGCGCCCTCGACGTCCAGGCCGACGGATCGCTCTCTGAGGGCGAGGACTGGCAATGGTCGTGGGGCGGGTCGGTCACGGAGGCGGCGATCTCCTCGCGCCTGGTCCTCCAGACCCGCGGCGCCTACTCGGCCTCGTTCTCCGGGTTTTCGACCGTCACCCTGGCCGCCGATGAGCTCCCTGTCCCCGGCACGATCACCGTCTCTGTCGTGGAGGCCTGATGCCGTCCCTCGACGTCGACCAGATGATCGCCCTGCTCCCCGAGAGCCTGAACGCCGACCCGGCGGGGCGCGACTTCCTCCGGCGGTTTCTCGCTGGCTGGGTCCAGGTGGTCGCGCTGCACGACGCCCGGATCGATGCGCTGATCACCATCCGCGATCCGAGCGTCCAGACGGACATCCGCATCGTCCGCGAGATCGCCGCCATGGGCGGCTGGTCGCCCGACCTTGCCGCGACGTCGGGCTGGTCGGATGAGGACTGGCGCCGGATGGCCGCCGTGGGTGCCGGCATCTGGGCCGGCAAGGGCACGCTCCCGAGCTGGCGCCAAGCCCTGCGGGCGATGGCCGCGGGCCGCCGGGCGATGGTTCTCGACTGGTTCTACCGGCGCGCCACGATCGGCTCCTGGGGCGGCCTGGCGATCATGTCCGACGTGGGGGTCGACGACGAAGCGGGCGACGCCTACAGCCCCCAGGAGCGCGTCTCCGACGTGTGGCTCGCCGACCCCCTGGACGAGCTCGACCGCGCCCGCATCGCCCGGGTGCTCGACGTCTGCCGGCCGATGGGCGAGCGGATCAACATCCGGCGCGCCCTGGTGGTGGACAACGGCGGAGACTTCCGCCAGTGGAGCGTGACGGGCTCCGGCCGCCGCTCGCC